GATCCAGGCGGGTCATGACATGGTGGATGAGGCAGCAGTGATCGCCCGGGAGGCTCACGGGGCTGCCGTCTTTGCCCTCCGCGACCGCTCTGAGGATGGGGCCTATCGTCGCCTCTTCCAGCAGTTCGATCCGGAGGCGTCTTTGGACGTGTGGCGTAAGTACGTGGACGCCCGTGTCTGGAAGAACCTCGTCGTCTTGACAGGGATGGGGACCCTGATGGACCGGAAGGCGAAGGAAGACCTGGAGAAGGATCTCTGTGGGGACGTGCCTGAGGTCACGGTGGACAACGTTCGGGGGATTCTTGAGAGCCTGCTCTCAGACGCCAACCTCATCTTTCAGCGTGGGCTCGCCAGAGCTTTCACGCACTTGGATCGGAGGTTCAAGTCTCACGACGGGTTCAAGCTCGGGACCCGGATCATTCTGACCAACGTGTTCGACTCGTGGGGGTCGTGGAATTACCACTCCGGGATGCGGGACACGATGGCGGATATCGAGCGTGTCTTCGCTGTCTTGGACGGCAAGAAGCCGGAGCCCGGTGCCCTGACCAAGGCGATCGAGGAAACCCGGGGCCGGGGCTACAACCCCCGACAGTCCTACGCGGAGACTCCCTATTTCCGCGTGCGGTGTTTCAAGAATGGGAACGCACACCTCTGGTTCCGGCGGGATGATCTGGTCGAGAAGGCCAATCAAGTCCTGGCGGACTACTACGGGGAGGTTCTCCCGGACGCGGCTCCTCGTGGGGACACGGCGGACAGCCTCAAGACCAAGGCGGGCCTCCCCGCAAAGAATCTCAGCTTCTACCCGACTCCGAGCCCGGTCGTGGGGAAGATCCTCGATCGGGTTCGCTTTTCCGAAGGCTCCCGGGTGTTGGAGCCGTCCGCTGGAACGGGTCATATCGTCCGCCATCTTCTGAGTCAGGGTGCCGGTCAGGTGGACGCGGTGGAGATTCATCCTGACCGCGTCTCTGCCCTGGAGGGGATCAACAATCCTCGCCTCACCGTGATTCCGGCGAACTTCCTGAACCTCCCCGCCAATCCGATCTACACCCATGTGGTGATGAACCCCCCGTTCTACGGGACTCACTGGATGGAGCACGTCACCCACGCCTTTGACTTCCTGGCTCCGGGGGGCACTCTGGTCGCGGTGCTGCCTATCTCCGCGGACCTGGGCAGCACCGCGAAGCACAAGCGGTTCCGGGCCTGGGCGAAGAGTCAGAAGTCCCGGTGGGGGCATCTCTTCACCGATCTCCCCCCTGAGTCTTTCCTTGAATCAGGCACTCGGATCAATACGGTGTACATGATCCTCCACAAGAGCCGGCAATAATGGGGACCTCGTTCGTATAGCGGGGAGTAGGAGCGAAGCGATGGCTTGGAAACCCCCCATTGGAGCCCCACCCGGCTTCCAGGCGAGAGACCCGGGCCCTGGCTGGAGCAGCTACGGGGGGATCCTAGCCTCACAGGGCGGGCTCGGTGATAGCAAGCTGTCGAAGTGCCTCCACTGCCATGAGTGGTGGCGGGGCCCACGACCCGAGCACGGGTCAGGTTGCCCCGCTGGGCAGCTTCCGGAGAGCCTTTACCCAGACTGGTCCCCCAGAGAGGGCTCCTTTTCGGGGACGGAGGTTCTGAAGTGCTCCCGGTGCATTTACCAGTTTGTCAACGTCTGGTTGGCTCCGGGGCTCGTCCATGTGGTCTGCTCCCCCTGCGGTGGTCCTATCAGGACGTATCGGAGAGCAGATTCAACTCTCTTGATGAAGAAGGTTCGCTGTCCCTCGCTTCAGACCTCCCCGAGCCTCTGTCATCCCCTTCAGGTGCGGGTGGTGGGGCCTACCTTGGAGACCACCTGTAAGGGTTGCGGCTCCCTCCCCTTGATTAAGATAATCCTATGCTGATCACCCTGACCGCAAAGCGGGCCCCTTACCGGCCGCCGGGCCCCCTGAAGGGCTTAGAGGTTTGCCAGTGGGAACACCTGATCTCGGATTCCGGGGAGACAATCCACTACAAGACCTCTCGGTGGCCGGAGCTGTTCTCCCCGCGGCTTTACCCTGGGAGACCCCATGGATCAGGGATCATCGTCCCCATCCATGGTCAGAACTATCGGGTGGTGCTCGCTCTTCAGTGCTCCCGAGCTGGGGGGTATGACGGCGTCATCGGTTATTTCTTCCCGGTGAGCGAACCGGAGACACCCTTCACCCCGTATGACGAAGTGGGGGAGGCTCGGAAGAAGGTGGCCGCTCTGGAATCCGAGATCAACCGGCTCCATGATGGAGCCTACCGCTCTAACGGGCAGTTTCGGACTCTGGGATGGCGGGAGGTACTCAGTCAGATTCACCACAAGCAGATGGCTCTGGACGACCTGACCAGCGGAAGGGTCCTCCCCAGACCTCATGGTGTGGACCAATGGGGAGGCCAGCCTGGGTTCAATCAGGAGCCCGTCTTCCCCTCTCATGACGGCGTCAGTGCCTCCTGCCTCGCTACCCTGGAGACCGGGTGGGGAGACGGTGGAAACGTCGTGGTCATGCTCTCCTGCGACGAACAAGGCATCCCCGTGGCACTCTGGTGGGAAGCTTCCTGCTCTTAGCCGGTAACTTTCTTGATCCCATTCGTATACTCAATCAGGAGATACGAATGGACAGGTTGAGGCTACGAGAGCGGGTGCGAGGGCTTGACAGGCGAGCCGTGGTGGCCCTTCTGGAGGGTCTGATCGCCAACATGCCGGACCCGGAGATCCTTCGGTCTCAGGCTGGTCATGTGGACGAGGAGACGGCGGACGTGCTCCTCGCGATGGCCGAAGACGTAGAGGAAGCGGTCGAGAGGATCGAAAGGTGGACACGATGATGGGTGCCGAGATTGATTTCAGTTTCCGAGGCCGCCACATCAGCGGCAGGGGTGAGGGTCGTCACAGCTATTACTGCGACTGGACTCAGCCTGATCGGAACCTCCCTCCCTTCAAGGGGAACATCCCGGTGTATCTCTGCACCGTGGAGGGCAAGCGAGGGGATTGGTACGTCCACCTCAAGCTGACCAGCCCCCGGGAGTCCCTCGGGCCCTTCAAGACCCGCTGGGAGGCCGCTAACGCCTACCTGGGGCACTACCTGAAGGGTCTCACGGAGGAGATCCCCAAGCCCCCGCCGTCGTTCGACTGGCCGACCCCTCGCCGGGATCCGCGGACCCTGACTGAGGAGCAGGCGGTAGCCGTCTACGATGTGCTGGTGAACCGGTGTGGGGCCCACTCCTCACGACATGACCGACGTGACTTCATCCACGCCATGATGAAGGCGGAGCCGGTTCGGGAGTATCGCTTCGGCGGGTGGCTGGGGCATGGTGGGAAGTTCTGGAACGACCCGGGTTGCTTCCGGGTCACCGCCTATGGGGAGGATGAGACCCCGATGGTCGCCTGGAGACTCGCCCAGGCTCGGTGGGATCTCTTCAAGCTCTGGATGAGCTGGTTCTGGGATGGCTTCTACGAGATCCGGACGTTCTCCCGGCTCTTCGGGATGCAGAACCAGTATTTCTCTCGCTATCTCTACCCCGCCGAGGCGGCGGCGGAGCACACCACTCAGCTCTGTGAAGACCTGCGGATCGAGTGGAGGGATGGACGGGGCTACCACTTCGTCTACATCCACAAGGATGACGCTGAAGAGCTGGTGCGGCGTGTCAGCGAGCACCGAAGCGGGTTCGGCCACGAGCCGGTTACCTGGGAGGCTCCTTCCTGGTCAAAGCTAGACCGATGAGTCCCCTCACCGCAAGGTTGAGTCGCGGGACCATGCTGATCATCCAAACCCGCGACGTCTCCTGTACCGCGGGGGGGCCTAATGAAGAGGGGAAGTGGACCGGGTGGATCGAGTTGATCGACCATGACCGGATGAAGTGGAAGCCCCTCGTCAACTCCGCACCCATCTATAACTCCGAGCAGGAGGCTGTCGATGTGATGCGGAGTGTGGTCGGGGAAGTCCGAGACCTTGATCTTTACAGGTAAGTTTTTCGAGCAAGTTCGTATACACCAGGGACTTTAGACACGAGGTAGCTCATGATCCGCCCGACCAGCCAGGGACACGCCCAAGACCTCCTCAACGAGGGCATCGCGATCCGGGCCGCGATTCGGGTCCCGGTCTATCTCTCGGACGGAACCAACACCGGCCGCTGGCTCTACTTCCGCTGCTGGAACCAGATGGGTCGCTGGTGGGGGCGGAGTCACATGGGGGGCATCGGTTCCGTGTCCGCTGTGGAGGCATACCAGGGTCAGCCGGCCTATGGCAAGGTTGGAGAGGTCGGGCTGGAGTATGCCCAGATCGAGATGGACAGCAGCATGACCGCGGAGCAGATCTCGGTGGCGGTGGATCGCTACCTCTTCCGCCTGGGGGCGGAGGTCGTCCTTGATGGCGAGTGGCCGGGCAACTGCGTCGGGGCTGGGTACCGGGAGGATCGCCCCCCGTTCAGCTTGCGGTGGGCGATGGATGATCTGGGGCGAGAGGAAGCCCGAAAGCTGGTCTTCCGGGGTAGCTCAAGGGAGCGGTCATGAGCTACCCCCTTGGTTGTTCGGCAATCCAACGGCTACTTCCCTATCCTGGTGAGCAGGAAGGAGCATCGGCTCCTCCTACAGGAGGGGACGTGGCTCGGGAGGGCTCGGGATGGGGGGAAGCAGGTTGTCCAGCCTACTCAGGAAAGGGCTCTACTGGTCGGGATGTTCCGGGAGGCTCATCGCCGCTATCTGGAGGAGGACGTGGATACCCTCGTGGAGGAGGGTCCAGGCAGCGGGATCCGGCTGGTCGTCAAGGGCCGGCGAAACGGGAACGCCGGGGACTGGTACCTCACGGAGTCGTCCGGCCGACTCAGGATTCTGGAAGGCTCTCGATATCTGGATGAAATCGCGAACGCCCTGGAGCAGGTATGACCACCCCGAGCACCAAAGAAGAAGCCTTCGACGCTCTTGAGCGAGGTGAGCCAATCGACGCCGCTATCCGTGTCCCGGCGAGGCATCCGGAGTTCGGGCTCATGGGGTGGGTCTACTTCCTCCCCTGGGAGGCGTCACAGGGGGCCTTGGAGCGGCGTTCAGGTCGCCATCAGTGGTCTCTCTTTGTCTCCCTCAAGGATGAGTTTGGCCCCGCCCTGCTTTACAGGCGGGTTGAAGGTCTTCCCTTCCTCAAGGAGGAACACATCGGGGACGATCTGACCGCGATGGCGGTAGAGATGGACCGTCGTCTCTTCCTCCTCGGAGCGGAGCTTGTCCCTGAGGGGGAGATGCCGACCAAGGGGAGCCCCCTTGGGTCGAACCCTGACCGTCCCCGGTTCACCCTCGATCGATTTGAGGAGGAGCATGGGCTGGAGAAGGCCCGGGTGGTCTATGCGTGGTCCAACTCTTCGGGGCAGTCGTGAGGTTCTACCTCCACGATCACCCCTGGTGTGACAACGAAGAGCTGGTGTCGGCTCTCTATGAGAGTTGCTGTCGCCGGGATCTCCTTCTGGGTCAGACGGTCTCGGCTCTCTATGACCTGATGGACAGACAGGGGTTGGTAGCCTGGGGGAGCGGTACCTTGCGGGTAGCTCGGGCGACCACGGTGTTCGACTCTTGTACCTCGGATTTCCCGGATGGCTTTGTTCTGGTAATCCCCTCCGTTCAAAATCTCCGGGTGTTCCGGTGGACGCAGAACTTCCCGGCTGAAGGCTCCTGGTTTCAGGCCAGGGTGATCCCTGTCGTGTTTGCGGATTGGTACAAGAAGGCTCGCGAGGCGGACCTGTCGGAAGTCCCTGATCGATATTTCCGGTACCGAGATCGCCGGGATGAGGGGCACGCCTTGGATTTCGAGATCGTCTCGCTTCCCTACGGGAGCCCCACCCGTGTGGTCTTGGATGGGATGCCTGATATTCGGCGGGATGACCACTTCCTAGTCAGGCAAGCCCTGACCAACCTGCGAGAAGCCCTCGGGCTTCCCGACCCTCCGATGGGGAGCCCCTGATGACGAAGTTTCGAGTCCTGGTCGTGGACGACATGAGCACGGAGTGGGAAGCCGCTCAGAAGAAGCTGGGTCATGCCTGTGACCTCGTCTGGAAGCAGAATGGGCAGGAAGCTCTGGACTATCTCCTCATGGGTCAGGATCCCTGCTTTGACGTGATCATCCTCGACTACAGCATGGGCCCGGGTAACGGGGAGTGGCTTTGCGAGCGATTGGTAAAGCACGGGTTCACCATCCCGGTCCTGGTCAACACCAATCACGACTTGGGGCGTCGGGAGATGATGGGGGCCCTGTCTGAAGCCGGGATTCTCTGCGGAGGGACGCGGCTGATCGGATGGATGGCGGAACCCCTTCGGGACGTCCGATATATCATCGGCCGGAAGAATCGGCTGACGGTGGGGGCCTCAGTTCGGACGCTGGAACCGTCCAGCGAAGAAGCTGGGTGGGCGCCGGGTGTCCGCGAGCGGTGTCGTTGGGGTGTTGTGGGAGAGGTCGTTGAGGTCAGTGATTCCCACGGTTTGATGTACAAGGTCCGGCATGAGGCGGGAGGCGAGGGATACTACGATCACGATGAAGTGGAGCCCTACGAGTCCGGCTGAGATGTGATCCGTGGTAAGGAGGCTATAGGGGAGCCTGGGTAGGGTCTGAGGGCTGACTCAGCCTACTGAACCACGCCTAGGATCGATCGATGGCAGAGAAAACCCCGAACGCTTCCTGGACGCTCTCAGCCCTCCAGCGGCAGTTGTGTTCAAAGTGTGGGGAACCCGGTGATTTCCGGCCTCGTCACCGCCAGTGTCGGGAGTGCGAGCGGGCCGCAAAGCGGGAGTGGAGCGGATTGGCGTGGCACTACTGTCAGCTCGATTTCGACCACGTTCGGGGTAGGAAGCTGGGCTGCGTTCTTCACATGGGATCGAAGGATGCCATCCGTGCTGAGGCTGCCAAGTGTGAGGTGGTCTGTGCCAACTGCCACCGAGAGCGGACTCAGCAGACGAGTAAGGGGGCTTCCCGAAATGACCCCGCAGACATTGACATGGTGTGGAAGCGACGTGGGAAGGGGCTCAAGACTCAGGTAGAAGCACCCGCAGACTTCGTGCCTTACCGACTCAAAACATCGAAGCCACCCCATCGAGATTGGCACCCATTAGCCGGGACCATGACCGACGCAGCGGTAGCCGAAATCGGTGGTGTCTCCAAGTCGATGGTCTGTATATATCGGAAACGGATGGGGATTCCGAGTTTTTCCAAGCAAGGGAGAAACGGCGGCCCCAGGTCGTTCCCTCTAAACTCTGAGGTGTCCTATGGCTGAGCGATTCAATGGACCTAGTCGTACCCTGTCTGCTCTTGACAGGCAGTTCGCCTCAGTAGTATGGCAGGCTGGGAAACCGCCGTTAGATCATGAGCTAAATCTAATGGCTCAAATTGCCTGGGAGAGGATGCGGGAGGCTCTCCAGAGTCAATCCCACTCAGGCTTCTTGCTGGATCCGGTGTCTGCCCTGACGGATTACGAATTCAACTCTGCCTGGAGCAACTACTTCAAGTTCGGCCGGCAGCAGTCTGGGGAGCTGGAGCCGATCCTCTGGGCTCTGGTCAATGGTTGGGTGGTTCCGGTTGTAGGAACCGCTGTGTCTGCGGACACGGACACGAGCCACCTCGTCAAGCTCTTCCCCCCTCCGGCTACGGATGCCAGAACCGATCTGGTCTTTCTGGAGGTGTGGCTGACTCAGGTGGGGCCTAACCCGAGCACCACGAACAAGCCTTCAGCTTCCACCGTCTACAAGTGGGGGAACGTGGAGTATGGGGGGACCAACATCACGGACGATATTGAAGACCCGGCTTTCGGGTTTGAGACGACAGAGCGACTCCAGCTTCAGTATCGGATTCGGGTATTTGGGCAGGGGGCGGGATCGGGTTCCTCTGTTGCGCTGGACCAGTATCCGGACGGGCTGGACGACCCCAACGTGCTGGGGCAGGGGGTGGCGACGGCTCCGGTTAGCGGCATGGTCTTCACGAACATGCGGGAGACTTTGGGCGACCCTTCGCTTTGGCGGGCGGGTGATGGAGACGCGACCAACAGCCTGGGGACCTATGACGGCTACGTGTACGCGATCCCCCTATGTGCGGTCTTCCGGAGGAACGCGAACGCCTTCGTAGCGGTGGAGACTTCAGGTAACGCGAACCAGAACGGCTCTTTTGATCGGAACCCTTCCGCGGCGTCCCTGACGAACCCCCGGGATGGGGCGAAGGCTTTTGGAACCGCGACCCTGACGAACGCGATCGATGAGGATGACACGGGAGCTATCCAGGTCACGGGGCTGACCAACTCTGGCTGGGATGACCCGAGCCTCTCGGTTTCGAGCACCTTCATGGTGATCGATGGGGAGGTCATGGGGATCTCGGCGGTGGACACGACCGCCGGGACGATCACAATCCCGACGGGCGGCCGGGGTCGCAATGGCTCGATGGCTCTCCCTCATTCGGCGGGTGCCTCCATCGGCTTCTTCAACAGCCGGCCGGATGGTCGCTTTGCGGATGAGATCGCAGCGGGGGATGTGCTGGACCTTCGCCGGGGGATCTCCCTGGGCCAGTGGGATTACGACCACCTGCTCCGCCACAACCTGACGAAGCTGATCCTTGGTCGCCTCCAGACGTGCCACAAGCAGTCGGACACGGGAGACACGCAGGGGCCTTCGGTGGTGGAGGTAGACTACCTCTACGCCAACGGGGCTGCTTCCGTACCCAACCAGACGCAAGCGGTGGATGGTCCTGACGGGATCCGGACCATTTGGTCTGACGCCGCGGTCATTCAGCCTGGGGTGACGGTCCTCCTAGATGACGAGGCAACGCAGACCAGCGGGAGCGTCACGAGCTTTGATGCAGTGACAGAGTGGGATGTAGGGGCGGACTTCAAGCCCAGCGGCTTCATGACGGACGCGACGGGGTTCAACAACGGCTCCGTATTCTTCCTCCACATCGGCGGGGACAACGGCTCCGAGGGAGCAAGGGCCACCTTCCGGGACACCACAGAGCGAGCCGTCCGGTTCCTGTCCCCCCGGGAATACTGGAAGACCGATGACCCGGACAGCTCCACGGGGCTCCAGAAGTCCGTGACTCTCCGGTTCATTGAAGAGGACGCGATGAACCCGGCCGCCCCGGGTGAGGTCGCCGCTCTGCATCCGGGGCCTATGTACCCTCTGGCTTCAGAGAACTTTGAGAAGCCTTTCATGTTCCTGGGCGGGTTGCTGCACAACGACCTCCAGGTCTCCGCGGTCACCCTGGTCAACGACAGCCCTTCGTCCAGTGAGTACGAGATCGATCTCCCGGGTCTAGACTTCGACACCGCAGGTACGTGGTTCTCGTTGGAGACCAACGGAGACATGAGCCTGTCTACGACGGGGTCATCGAAGACTCTGATCAACAGCACCCGCACGCTGTATGACATGCTGACCAACGGAGGTCAGGATCGGACAGGGGCTAGCTCTGAAGTCTACATCGTGGTGTATGGGGACGACACCAACGCGGACAACAACGGAGTTTTCAAGGTCGTCGGAGCGGGGACGGCTGGGTACACCGACAAGGATGCCTCCGCTGCGGATCGTCTCCGGGTGGAATTTATCTGTCAGGGCGTGACTGAGTTTACGTTGCCCAGCTCGGGGACTCTGAACGCTGAGGTGCGGTCACAGCACTGCAACTCTCAGGACGGGACCGGGTTCACGGACGGGAAGGCGGCAGCTTGTGTTGTCCTGACGGACCTGGAGGGAGCGGGATCCGCTCCCTGGGCAGCGGGGACGCTCGGGGCCAACGCGATCAGCCAGCCGATCGCCAGCAAGGCGATCCTCTCCACCTCTCTGCTGTATCACCCTGGTCGTGGCGGTACAGCGAGAGTCGCGGACGAAATCCGCCGCGTCGCCGTGAGGAGTGCTGGGGCGAACTATCTCCGGCAGGCGGGGTCTACGCTGGACTCCACGTTCTCCTCTGAGTCCGGGGTCGCGTCCGCAGAGACGCACTTCGACTCGGCTCATGTCCAGGTCTGGAATCGTTTGAGTGGCCTGGGGCTGGATGGCTCCGCTGCCCCGGCCCACGGGGGCGAGATCATCGCGTTCTCGGAGCAGGATCGAGAGGTTGAGGTCTTCTTCGATAAGGGGAGCAAGTCTCTTGTCTTCCGGCCTTTCTTGGACCGGAGCATGACCATGTTCTCCGTGAACATGGCGGCTTCCAGCCTAGTCGGCGCGACCACTTATCCGGGCCCGGCCCCGACCATCGGGACAGACAAGGATGGGGCGACGATCTTTACCTCAAACCTGAGGATGGGATTCGTGGTCCCCTGGGAGTACATGCCCCGGTTTGGTCGCCAGGACATTCCCTACCATGACACCTCGGTGACCACGGGGACCTTTCTCCCTGGGATCAACCACCTCTTTACCGATGACGCTGACGAGACCAAGCCGGTCTTCTATGTCGTGGGCGGGCAGAACAACGACTCCGCTGGGAATCTGGTGTCCTCTCTCTACCTCCAGACCGGGAGCACTTCGGGTCTGGATTACGGGGAGTATGGAACCATCGCCGGTCCCGCGACCCCGGCGTATCAGGCCCGGCTGGTCACGGACACCACGGTAGTCTCTTCAGATCTCGGACGGACTCTGAAGGGGATCGAGCTGCCTCCCTATCTGGGTATTGCTCGCCTCTACGGCGTCTATGATCGTCGGAACTTCATCGATAAGGGTGGGGCGACTTTCGACGCCGACCGGGTCACGGTGTCTTCAGACGCGGCGACCAACCTCTTGAGGAAGGACGCCAAGGCTCAAACCCTGTTCATTCGGAAGGGTGGGGCGAACGACGTGACCGGCGACGCGGACGATCACACCTACGTGATTCCGTCCAACGCCCTCGATATCAGCCTGAGCCCGGATTATGTCTCCGGCGAGACCTTCGACGACCTGGAGTATGTGGTTGAGTGCGTGGTCTTCGGTTTCGCCCGGGGATTCATCAACCTGAACAACTTCGTCCTCGCTCGGAGGAACACGGGGGCCGGTGCTGCGGTCACCGAAGGGACCAACGTGGAGCTGGAAGGGATCAACATGACGATCCCCGCTGCGGCACCCCTTAACGATCAGGTGTATGTCGGATACGACCGGACGGTCTATCAGGGGGACCCCTACATGACGCGAGCGGGGAGTACCCGCACTACCAGCGACTACCAGCATCGCTATGGGCAGATCGCTGTCTCAGATGCCTACGCTCTGGCGACTCCGATTCAGCAATTCGACAGCTCCGGGGTTCTTCAAATCGAGACCCCCAACCGGCGAGTAGTTCAGGTGCTCGCCAGCATCGACTTCTACACGACCCTCGGAACAGGGAAGGTCGGAGGCCAGCTCAAGGCCGGGACGATCCTCGACGTCGGATACACGGAGGACACCGCAGCGGCAGCCTCTCGGGTGCCGGCTTCAGCCTCCGCGAACCCCTGGAGGATTCTCCCCAGGGCGTTCAGTGAGGGCCAGCGGGAAAACAACTCAAGGGCTTCCGTTCTCCTTCAGGTCATTGCTAACGGCTCCCTGACCGGGGCTATTCTGACCATCTACAACTTGAGCGGGACAAAGATTACCCTCACGGCAGTTTCGGGGTCCCCTGCGGACCAAACTGAGTTTCAGGTCGGAGCTGACGCTGCGGCTTCGATCGTGAATCTGGTCGCTGGGATCAACGCCCACACGTCTTTGACGGCGGTGGTGACGGCGCGGACGGAGGGTGACGACGTCCTGTTGATCGAGGCGGTCCCTGTAGGTGCTCAGGGGAATGGGATCAAGGTGTCTCACGACACTCCGGCGGCGTTCAAGCTTCTGACTCCGACGACGCCGGAGCCCGGAGTGGGCACCCCGACGGCGGCGAATCTCCGGGATGGGTCTGATCTGGTGATGAACGCCGGGTCGGGCACCTCTCAGATTGACTTGACGGGAATGACGGAGCGACTCCCGCTTGGGATTCTCCTTCAGGACAGCGACTTCCTTTGCGAGGATCCCCTGGGCAACAAAGCATCTGCGATGCAGACGCTCCCGCCTGGGATTCGGCCGGTACAGACTCTCCTTCCGTTGACAAACAGCGGGAGCGGGGCCTACACCCGTTTCACGGGTGGGGCGGGTCATTGGGTCGGGATGGCGGACGGTGGGATCCTGGCCTACACGGCGTACCACGACGTGAACGAGCCGACGGGCAGCAAGAAGTACCGCCTCTATCGCGGCGGGGGCTCCGTGTTCGTCATGGACGACCCCAACCCGGGTGGTCCCGTGGATTGGGTAAGCGGAGCCCTTGAGGCCAGCCTCAAGCCGGTCCTCAAGGGTGGCGTCCTGGTCTGCAAGGCAATGCTGGTCCGGAACTTCCCCGAGCAGGCGTTTTCCACCAACGCTCAGGTGAGCCAGGGAGACGAGGTTCAGATGGTCGTCGCGACCTACGGGCTCCTGGGGAGCAGCATTCAGGATGATGGTCTCTCCTTGAGTGGGATCATCTCCCCGAGCGGATATGGCGAAGGCTACGCCGCCGCGGACAGGTATCGGCTTGAGGGGCGGCCGATGGTCAAGGGTCGTCGTCGGAGTTCGCCCGATGTGGCCGGCGTTGTGTTGGCTGTCTACTCTGGCGGCGACGTCTCTAGCACGGTGGGTTGATGCCTCACTTCTTGAGTCAGATGGACGTTCCCTTTGAGCTGCGGGAACAACACCTCGCGAGGTACCGGTCTCAGCTCAGGTCTGCTTTGTTGAACCCGGGACTTTCTGAGGACCAGAGGCAGAACGTGAAGCGACGGCTGTTGGAGTTGGGTAAGCCTAAGACCTACCGGGCGGACAGCCCCCCGCCTCCAGGGGCTATCGACCCCGGGACCGGTGAACCGAGCCCCATCCTGTTGAGTCGATCGGCTCTTCAACGTCTCCCTAAATCCGATCTCCTGACGGTGGCTCGGGGAGAGGGTGCTCTCGTAACCCCGGACATGACAAAAGCGAGGATTGTCGAAACCATCCTCGCTCATCGTTGAGGACGACCATGCGATTTCTCTACTTCTTCCTGATGGTCTCTTTGGCCTCCCCTGTCGCTTATGGACAGGATAGCCCTCCGTCTGAGCCGGCACCCGTGGAGCGGGTGGGAGACGCTCCGAATCCGGAGGAGATTGAAGAGGCGATTGTCGAGGGAGCTGAAGCCCTTCAGGAGGTCGCAGACGAAGTCGGGCTTCTTGTGGGAGCCCTGGATAGCAAGTCCTGGCCGGTGGTGGTCGGCCTGCTCCTCAGCATCCTGGTAGCTCTGGCTCGAAAGTACGCCTTGAAGAACAAGGTCCCTAAGAAAGCGGTGCCGTGGGTGACTTTGAGCCTCGCCGTACTCGGAACCACGGGGGCGGCCCTCTCAGCAAACGCCGCGGTTGACGCTGCCCTGATGCAGGGATTGACCGCGGGACTCGCGGCGATCGGGGGGTGGGAAGCTCTCTTCAAGCATATCGGGGCTCTCCAGCCCAAGGGGCCCTAGCGGTATACCTCCTATGCCCCTCTCGGGATAGGAGACCCCTGGATGTTCCGAACCTCCCTGATCAGCACTCGCTCCTCGGTGTTTACGCCGGACCTCGTGGAAGGACTGCGTCAGGCCAACAGGCGAGCTGCTGAGAGAGGCTTCGGAGCCCTGACAGCGACAGGGGTTCGGAGAACCCAGGTCAAGACGGATGCGGGTCTCACAGGGCTGCCTGAGAGCCTCTCTCTTCGGCGTTCAGGGCGGGAGGTGACCCTGACCCTGGAGGTAGCCGGTAGAGCGTCTCAGGAGTCCCTGGAGGCTCTCTGGGGGTTGGTCATCCCCCTGGGGTTTACGCCCTTCGATCGATACCCCCTCCCGAGCCCTACGCAGGGCGTGTTTCACTTTTTCGGACCCTGGCAGAGGTTGTATGATTCTCTCCTGGGCGAGGGGAGAGGGGAAGTCGCCTGGAAGTCCGTATGTGCGGCGGCACAGGTGGATGTGGGGACCTGGGGTGGGGGCAAGACGACGGAGCGATTTGTCCAAGCCCAGCTCCATCGACTCGGGGCTCCTTGCGGTCCCGTGGATGGGATCATCGGCCCGCGGACCAGTTCAGCTTTGCGTTCCCTGGGGCTCCAGGGGCAGCCGCTCACGAAGGCTGCGGTTGCCCTCGGTGAGATCCCCGAGAGCGTCTCCGGGAAGGCATCGCGTCGCTGGGGATACGTGGTGGCTCCCGGCGTCGTGAGGACCATCGCCACGGGTGGAGTCGCCGCGGTTCAAACAGCTCAAGGAGCTTCCCTGGCGATTGAAGGGCCCGGAAGGCTTATCGTGGAAATTGGAGGCTGAAATGAATTTCTTGGAGACCATTCGCGAGGCCAGGACGCCCCGCAATCGAATCCTGATCGGGCTCGGGGAGGCGGTTCTCGCGGGGCTTCCTCGACTGGTGCCTGAGATCGAGCAGCAGATCGATCGGATCGCCGTGGTACACAACCTGGACAGGGGGTACTTCCGGTACAGCCTCGCGAGCCCTGCGGGGAAGCGGTCTCTCCAGTCGTCAGGTCATTATTCTCCAGGACTTCGTGTGCTCCTCTCGGTGTGGCAAGCCGGAGGTTCCGCCACCTGGGGGCAGGTGCATGTCCCCCCTGAGGGATCAGAGGACAATCTCTTCAACGCCGCGGACGCTCTCGGGGCGTGGTCAGTCCAGAGCCTCCGGCCGAGGATTAGCTCCTTGGTCGATAACCTCGTGAAAACAAAGAGGAAAGATATGACCCGGGTACTAGAGAGGGCACACCCCTCTGCACCTACGGGGGCAAATCTGACTCGATACATCAAACTTCGTCTTACAGAAGCGGTGGACAAGCGACCTCAGTGGTTCAGCAAGGGGGTCTTGCTGAGGACGGTGCTCTTCGGGTGGTCGGAGACTCGGTAAGGTTGACGCAGTCGGGGGGCTAAGAAGCCTCCCGGTGTGGTAGAGGGAGGGGTCCCGAGGAGGCTTATGGATCCCGTACTGGCTGCCACTTATGAGAAGCTGAAAGCTGTCCGGGAGAAAGAGGACTTGGTTCTCCGGGCCTCGTCGCTGATGGTGCCCTCGTACAAGGCACTAGACGGGACCGAGAAGCCTTTCTCCCTCCGCTACTATCAGGCCCAGATGGTCGTCCATCTCCTCTCCATGAAGAGGTTCCTGGTGGGGGACGACACGGGCTTGGGTAAGTGCGTCACGAAAGACACCCTGCTGGACACCAATAGGGGGCTGGTCCCCATCGGGGATCTCCAGCCGGGTCCTATGGACCCCGACTCCTTCGCCTCCCTGGAGGGCTCTGGGGTTCAGGTTCGGATCGGGTCCGACATGGTCCTGGTCAAGAGCTTCTACTACTGCGGGAACAAGCCGACCCGGAGGGTGCGGAGCCGCTACGGATTCGAGGTTGAGGGCTCACTGGTCCACCCTCTGTTCGTGAGGGGGATCACGGGAGAGCAGTTCATCAAGACAGGAGAACTGGAAGTCGGGGACTACCTCTGCGTGGACAGGACTCCTACGCAGTTCCCCGACGAGGAGCCCCCGCTCCGGCTCCCCACCGTGGCCCCTAACGCCAAGGTGTATTCTGTCCCTACGCAGCTCAACCCGAGCCTAGCCCGTTTGCTCGGATACATCGTGGGGGAAGCCTGGGTGAATCACCCCTACGTGTTCACTATCTCGCAGTGTCCCGAGAAGAATCCAGCGGTTCATCGAGACATTCAGGGGCTCCTGGCGGAGCAGTTCGGATGGGGCAAGGAGTCCGACCAGAAAGAGATGCGGATCGATAGCGTCTACCTCCGCAAGTATCTGGAGGGGATGGGGGTGGACTACGGCTTGCCCGCTGACAAGCGCGTTCCTGACCCCGTCATGATCGGGACCCGGGATTCACAGGTAGCGTTCCTCCGAGGTCTGTTTGAGGGAGAGGGGTCCGTTGTTTCTGGTGGTGTGGAGATCAGCTCCGCCTCTGAGAGGCTTCTTCGAGAGGTTCAACTCCTCCTCTTGCGCCTGGGAATCGTCTCCAATCGTTCCCCCAAGATGGTCCAGGGTCGCGACCACACCTACTGGCGGCTCACAATGTTCGGGGAGGACGCCCGGATTTTCGAGGCCGAGGTGGGTTTCATCTCCTCTCGTAAGAAGAGTAGTTTGGCGGGAGCCATCCCGAACAAGTCCAACCCCAACCACGATATTGTCCCGTTCGCTTGGGGTGCTGTCGAGCTGTTGCGGTCGGAGATTCTTGTCGGCTGCAAGAAGCATGGGTTCTCGATTAGCACTCGATGGGGGTCCTCCTTCTACAACACGCTCACCCACGTCCGGGCTAGGCGCAGGAACCCTACCTACGGGTTTCTGGAGTGGATGCTGGAGGTGGCCTACGAGGTGGGGGTGGCTAAGGACCACCCTGCCTATAAGGGCATCGAAAAGCTTCTATCACGGAGGTTTTTCTACGACCCCATCGAATCCATCAAAACCGGGTTCAAGGAGGTTGTGGACATTGAGGTGGATGACCCCCGCCACTGCTTCGTGGGTAACGGCTTAGTCAACCACAACACCTTAGAGGTGATCGCGGCCCTCTGCTTCCTCTGGGAAATCGAGGATCCCACTCGCAAAGTGATCATTATCTGCAACAAGTCCGCTGTCACTCAGTGGGCTCTCGCTTTTAAGAATTTCACCCGGGTGGTCGATCCGGTCGTCTCCGCGGGGACCCCCGTGAAGAGGAAGAAGGCATATAAGGCTTGGCAGGAGAAGGATCGCTATCCGGTCCTGGTTATGGGCTACGGGTCTGTCCGGCGGGACTTCCGGCAGATGCAGGGGTGGCAAGACTACATCCTCATCGCAGATGAGTGCTTCCAGTACCACACCCCCGTCCTCCTAGCGGACGGTAGTACCGAGTTAATCGGGAAGATTGTCTCTCAGAAATTACCTGTTGAGGTTCTTTCTTGGAACCCAGAAACAGGAGAGGTCGAGCCGAAGAGAGTTGTTGATTGGCATCGGGTTCCCTTCCAAAGGGGCCGGAGAAGAAACCTACTCCATCTCGGTTTTCGGTTCGGGGGACGGCTTCGTGTCACCAGCACCCACAAGTTCTATACCCCCGAGGGAGGAAAGGTTCTGGCGAGTCGTCTCAAAGAAGGCTCCAAGGTACAACACCTCTGCTCAAATGTCCCTTCTGAGGATCAATGGCAAGTCATTTTCGGGGCTTTGTTGGGGGACTCCAGTCTAGCCTATCCAAACAACGTCCGGGTCGGAGTGGCCTTCGGCCATTCTGAGGTCCAGAAGGACTACCTGATTTTCAAGCGAGAAATCTTGAAGTCTCTGGGGGTGTCGGAGGTAGACACATCAGCCAACGGCGGCTTCCCTAGAACAGACGGACAGCCGAAGGGTTATGCTCGATTCAAGCTCCAAACCAATGAGGCTGTCACTTCTTGGGCGGTGCAGAACCGCGTTTGGCAAGGTGGTAAGAGGATCACAGCCTCTTGGCTAAATCATGTTGGGCCTCTTGGTTTGGCTGTGTGGTATGCCGATGACGGCTCCCTGAATGAGCACGTTTGCAAAGACGGTAGGACCCGCCGAGTCACACTCCATACAAGTGGGTTTGACAGGGGCGAGGTTGAGCTGTTGGCTGGGTGGTTGTGGTGGAAGTGGGGGGTCAAGGCACAAATCAAGGTGTCTAAGAGAGGGCACCTCCTCCTTTATCTCAATGACCAAGCAACATCAGTGTTCCTGAACCTGCTTCCATGTGGGTTTCCTGGAGTCATGTACAAGTTTCCTGAAAAGACTTGTGCCAGGGCTTCCGACTTTGACACCCGTCCCCAGCAAAGAACAATTCTGGATTGGGTCACAGAGACCGGAACTTGGGTTCCATCTGACCCCAAGAAAGACCGATATGTCTATGACTTGGAGGTCGAAGGTAACCACAATTTCTTTGCCAACGGCACCCTGGTGTCAAACTGTCAGGCGTTCAAGAATCCGTCGTCTCAGATTCACCAGATCATGAGGCACCTCGGGGGGGTGGAGAGGGCAAACCGCGTCTGGGGAATGACAGCGACGCTGATTCAGAACAACCTGATGGAAGGGTTTGGGATCATGAAGGTGCTGGTCCCTGGGTTGTTTACCCACAGCCGGAACGCCTTTATGAACGACTACTGCATCGTCCAGATGCAGCCGATCGGTCGAGGCAGGAAGGTCCCGGTTATCCGAGGGTATCGGCCGAAGGATATCGCTCGGTTCAAGGCCAAGATCGACCCCTTCCACCTGGGAAGGGCGAAGTTCCAGGTAGCGCAGGATCTCCCGCCGCTTCAGATCAAAGAAATCCGCCACGGGCTCACCTCCTTCCAGGCGGCTAAATACGCGGAGGCGTTGGAGGGGTTGCTGGAGGTTGGAGACGGTGAGCTGAGAGAGACCACGCATCTCACCGCGATCACCTACTGCCAGGAGATTGTGAATCACCCCTGCCTCATCGGCTTCGACGAGGAGACGTCTGAGAAGCTGGACGTGTTGGCTGACCTCCTGGCTCCGGGCGGGGAGTTGGAAGGTCAGAAGGTCATCATCTACACCCGATTCAAGGAGATGGTGAACTTCGGGAAGCCCTGGCTGGAGAAGAAGCTCAAGGTCAAGTCAGTCCGGGTGACCGGAGATGAGAACACCATCGCGGCTCGACAGGCTGCGATGGACGCCTTCCAGGCTCACGATTCCGGGGTGAATATCGTCTGGATTACCAAGGCGGGTTCCGATAGCATCAATCTCCAGGCAGCGAAGGCGATCGTCTTTCTGGACACGCCCTGGTCGGCTGGGATTTACTTGCAGATTCTCGGTCGGATGATTCGGATCGGGATCTTGCATGACATGGTCTATGCGATCCACCTGATTGCACGGGGGACCGTGGATGAGCGGACTCTGGGGACCTGTCGGAAGAAGCTCAAGCTGGTCGAAGCTATCCTCGGGAAGAGGATCAAAGGGGAGGGGGACGAAGAAGAGGAGAACGAGGAGATTATCGAGGAGATCAACGAGCTTCGGGAAGTCTTTGACGGGCTGGTAGAAGACGCTCGCGCTGGAGGTAGCGATGGCTGAGTGTGTCGTATGTGGAGGGGCTGGTGTCGTTCCAGTCCCTCAAGAGGGACTCGTGCCACCAGTCGTCCAGCGGTGTGGTTGCCGCCTTCGGGAGGCGATCAAGCGAAATGTGGAACGAGGAATGCCCGGCCTTCTGAAAGCCGACCCGATTCCAAGCAGCCCACTCACGGAGCGGGTCGAGAAGAACACCTGGATCACCGCTCCCCGTGGCTGGTTCGTGGAGCACATGAGGCATGTCGCGATCCGCCGGCCCCCATCCTGGTCGTTTCAGGTAGTCACGGACGCCCAGCTCATGACGGCGTGGTTAGCCAGCCACGCGGTCAAAGGAGCAGAGATCTTTGACCCGGATGCGATGGTGGTCACCGCGTCTCACTACTCCCTGGAAGATCTGGTCGCCCCCGCTGAACTGCTGGTCATCTACCTCGGGGTCAAGGCGGCTCGCAACTCCGCGATGGCGGAGGTCTTTCTGGAAGCCCTGATGCTCCGGCTCCACGCAGGCAACCCTACCTGGATAGTAGATCAGCCGAACTACCCGCTGGAAGACGGGCACCTCTCCTATGACCATCTGGTTGGAGATTTCGTCCGGGGTTGGGAGCGAGTCTACGGGCAGTCTCGGACACCTTCGGTTCGGAAGCCCTCTCGGGGCTATGAAGAGATGGCTTTCGAGCCAAGTGTGGGGGGCCCGCCGCGTCCTTCCGCGGCCACTGACCCGAGGTTCGCGAGGTCTACGGGAGGGACCCGAGCCGTCAACGTAGATCTTGGTCTCGATTCGGATAGCAAGAAGAAAAAGAAGCCGTGGGAGAGGAGGCGTAAGAAGTGAAGATCCTGCTCAGGTCGTGTTTCACGGCAAATCCGAGGGACGACAAAGCCCTCGCTCTAGAGAACCATTTCGCTCTCGCGAACGCTGGTCTGGGTTTCGAGCAGGTCGAGGACACCGCGATTTGGACCTACCTGTCGGATTTTGTCCGACAGCACCAGCATGTCCCTGCTTACACCTCTCTGCGGGAGCACTTCACCCGCCAGAAAGAGATGGAGGTAGTAGACCGGCTGGAACACTTGATCGCGATGACCCCTCGCTATCAGGGAGATTTTCTTCAGCGGCTCAACGAGAGGGCGGAGGACCGGCGAACCCGAACGATGAAGGAGATCCTGACGGAAGCCGCCAGGATCGTGAAGGACGGGATCACGCTCAAAGAAGGGCGGGTTGAGAAGATCCTCAAGGGCCCATACCACGCCATCCAGTATGTCATGTCGAGGAGTCATGACATTGTGACCCCGACGACGGGGCAGCGACTCTACGGCAACGTGACCAGCGACGGTCACGACTCTCTCGCCCGATATGATCGTGTGAAGGCGGACCCCAAAGCCGGGGTCGGGTTTTTCACCGGGATCACCCAATTCGACGAGGCGTTCAAGGGAGCCAAGCGAGCGGAGTTGTGGACGCACGCCGCCTTTACAGGCGGCCTCAAGAGCACCTACGCCCTCAATTGGGCCTACAACCAAACGGTGTTCTACCGGAACAGCGTCCTCTTCCTCTCTCTGGAGATGCCCTACGAGCAGTGTCGGAACATGCTCATCGCGATGCACTCGCGACACGAGAAGTTCAAGAAGATCCACCCGCCCATCCCCTACATGGGGCTCCGAGACGGCTCCCTCACTGACGAGCAGGAGGACTTCTTCCGAAACTACGTCGTCCCGGATCTCAACGGGGACTACGTGTGTCCGGATCCTCTCGATCCGAAGAAGAAGACCCACCCCGGATATGGGGCTCTCCACATTGAGGTCAGCGACCCGGATAAATCTGACTACATGGTCTCGGACCTTCGGGCTCGGGCGGAGTTGATTTACCAGCAGAGTCCCTTCCACATGATCTTCGTCGATCACGCCGGCCTCATGGCTCCGCGGAAGTGGGTCCCGAGCACCACGGAGCGGCTCAACGAGGTTTTGAGGAACCTCAAGCGGCTGTCGATGAACTTCCGCCGGGGTATGGGGATCGCTATCGTGGTCCTCTTCCAGATCTCCCGGGAGGGCTACAAAGCGGCTGAGAAGCTCCGTAAGGCCGGCAGCGAGTACCCCTACAACCTGACTCACCTCAGCTATAGCAACGAGGCCGAGCGGTCTTCAGATATCGTCACGGCATCCTGGGTGGATCCAGACCTGGAGAAAGCCAACGAGGTTCTCTTCCAGACTCTCAAGGCGAGAGACCACGCGAAGCCAGATCCGTTCAAGGCCCGGGTAGTGTTCCCCCAGAGGCGAATCTTGACCCTCAAGGAGACCGCGATGAGTGAGGCCGAAGATCTCGGAGCCGAGATTGATCAGGCGATCCTCGACGGGCTGGGCAAGTCATGAGGGTTCTCCTCCTGAAAGGAGACAACCTAGCCCGGTTGGAGGAGGTCCCCGAAATCGGTCTGGTTCTGACGGATCCGCCGTATGGGCTTGAATTCATGGGGAAAGAGTGGGATCGTCTCTGGGAGACAGGCAGCGGAATGGCTCAACCGGGGATAGGTGATCGAGAGATCCCCTGGCCGGCGTTTGGGGGGACTACTTCCTTCGGTGGGTCGAACCCGACGTGTGCTACCTGTGGAGGTCGTCTACGGGGGTCACGTAAGTGTTCCTGCGAGGACCCAGATTGGCGAGTGGGTGGTGAGCCGGTTGTCTCTGGTCACCAGCTTGGTCAGAAAGTCGCTAGGAAACAAGCCCAGCAGATGCAATTGTGGCATCAGCGGTGGTTGAAGGCGGTCTATGACAAGCTCGTCCCGGGAGGCTACGTGGTGGCTTTCAGCGGGACTCGGACCTTCCATCGGCTCGCGGCAGCAATGGAGGGGGCCGGCTTCCGGGATGTGGAAATGAGGTCGTGGGCCTTTGCCAATGGCTTTCCCAAATCACACAACATCTCCAAGGCGATCGACCGTTTCCTTGGCAACCCTCGTTCAGTACAAGGACATGGCCCCTCTGTAGACCGAGTCGCTCTGGACAAGGGTGGGGCTACGGGAAAGGCGAAGAACGGGTTGAAGGCGGACTACAGGCCGGACAAGGTCCACCGGACACCGGAAGCCGCTGCATGGGATGGCTGGGGGACGGCGTTAAAACCGGCATGGGAATGTGTGTTAACAGCACGCAAACCATGATGGGTGGGGTTGTGTCCGTGAACCCGTCCCCCAGGCCGATCCGACGAGACCAGCAGATGAGCTGTAAGGTCTGCGGGGTCGTGATGAATTACGATTTTCGCGTCCCCGACGACTTCTGGCGTCAAGTCGTCCCCCGGCACCTACGAGAGCGGGTCTTGTGTGCTGGGTGCTTCCACCGATTCGCCCTGCTTGCTGGAGTTGCAACGTGGTGTTGACTGGTCCTGAAATTGAGCGGCAGGTGGCTCAGGGAAAGATTGAAATCTCTCCCTTTGAGCAGAAGAACGTGGGGCCTAACAGCCTGGACCTCCGGCTCCATCCGGAGCTGCTGGTGTATGGGGACCTCCCCTACGGGCCGGGATTCCGCCCACACCCGCCTCCTCTGTCTATGTCGGGGGAGAATCCGACGACTCGCTTGACCATTCCAGAGGAGGGCCTCGTCCTCGTCCCGGGGACGCTGTACCTGGGGAGAACGGTCGAGAAGATTCACACGAGGGACTACGTGATGAAGGTCGATGGTCGGTCCAGTGTGGGCCGGCTGGGGATGCAGATTCACGCGACGGCGGGGTTTATCGACACCGGCTTTCGGGGGACGATCACACTGGAGATGAGCGTAATTCACCCCGTCCGAGTGCTCCCCAACGTTCGCATCTGCCAGATCTGGTTTATGGGCATGACCGGTGCTCCTCGTCTCTATCTAGGCCGGTATCAAGACCAGGAGGAAGCAACTCCCTCTCGCTTCCACGAAGGGAAAGCGACCGTTTGGTAGGAGGTTGAGATGCGACAGTTCAGGAGTCAATCAGGCTGGATCGAGGTTATCGCTGGGGGAATGTTTTCGGGAAAGTCAGAAGAGCTGATTCGACGGCTCAGGCGAGCCACCATCGCGAAGCAGAAGGTCGTATGCTTCAAGCCGGATATCGACACTCGCTACTCCGGCGATATCCACTCCCACTCCGATGCCCGCTTTCCGAGTGAGATGATTCCATCACAGGATGTAGAGAGAATGCTTCAGGTCCCGAAGGAAGTGCAGGTGGTAGGGATCGACGAAGGACAGTTCTTCCCCCGGGATGTTGTCCAGGTTGCCCGGACTCTGGCCTCTCGGGGCCACCGGGTGATCATCGCGACTCTGGACCTGGATTACCGGGGGCATCCTTTTGGACCCGCTCCCCTGCTGATGGCAGAAGCGGAGGACGTGGTTAAGCTGCGAGCTGTCTGCACCGTCTGTGGTCAGGACGCCACCCGGAGCCAGAGGATCGCAGACAACAGGGAGCAGGTGGTTGTGGGGGCCGCAGCCGTATACGAAGCACGCTGTTGGACTCACTGGAGCCCTGAGCCCCTGTTCTCCCGTCAGGAGAACATTCTGGAGATGGATGGGTGAACGTCACGGTCGCGAGAAAGCCCTTGGCAGAGAGCACCCTCGCCGCCAACACTCTCGCTCACGGAGCCGGGGCGTTGAACATCGACGCCTCAAGGATCTCGTCCAACGGAGACCACAAGCGACCGTTTCAGCCAACTCGGAACGACCGGCAGACCTACGGGCAACAAGCAGGATTCCAGCCTACCAACGCCGAAGGCCGCTGGCCCCCGAACCTGATTCTCATACACCGACCCGGCTGTCGGCGGGAAGGGGGTGAGACCGTTGCCCACTGGATTTGCGGCCCTGGCTGCCCGGCTTCAGGGGACACCTCCCGCTTCTTCAAGCAAATAAGGCGAGAGACTATGACCCGGGATCTACCCCAAGAGCTACTGGACTACCTCTACACGATGATCACCCCGACCCACATCGGCGGGGTGTCCGTCATCTGCCTGGAGCCCGAGTCCTATGACTGGTCTCGACACGAGGACGCATCGCTTCATGGAGCGATTATCCGAGGCTGGTCTACCCCAGACCCTCCCCCCTGGCTGGAAGAGATCTGGAGGGCTCTCAAGCCCGGGGCTCACCTGATGCTCATCGCTCCCGAAGACCAGCCTACCGGTCACACGGGGGCCTGTCATGCCGAAGACCAGGGATTTGAAATCCGAGACGCCTTGTTCCTCGCTCAGGAACCTGGAGAGGTCTTCTACACGGCGAAGGCTTCCCAGACGGAGAGAAACGCCGGGACAGCTCACCTCGCCCGAGGTGTGACGGGCGAGTATCTCTGGTACCCGGGGTCTGAAGACCCCACCGAGCTGGCTGATCTCCAACAACACTTCCCTGACCGGGATATCACCGCGGGTGTAGAGCGGAGAGGGATCCCGGAGGGCATGGAGAAATACTTCGTCGAGGGCCGCAAGAGAGGGAACCACCATCCGACAGTCAAACCCTCTGCGATCATGAAGTGGCTCTTGGAAGAGTTCCCCGGAGAGGGCCCGGTGCTGGACCCCTTCCTGGGGAGCGGGTCCACCGGGATCGCTGCCTTGTCCACGGATCGTGATTTTGTGGGTATCGAAAAGCAGGAGAGTTATCTCCTGCTCTCCGACGCCAGGATCAGACATTGGAACAGGCAACTGCGACCGTGGGATCAGGCGGAGATCGATTCGGAGGCAGACTCCCGCCCACCTAGGAAGAAACTTTCATTCGACGACCTGTTGGGGTAGAGGCTGCTTGTGCTACCGGATGCTGAAGAGATTTTCCGTCAACTGATGACCGCTGCCCGATTGATCTCGGTGGATGAATACGGGGGGGTGATGGCTGCCATTTCCCGAGTGATGCCGAAAGAGCTGGGCATCGCCCTGGCTGATGATTCCCCCGCGAGATTCAGCTTGATCGTCGTCCCTATCGACGGACGGCGAGAGGGTCGCCTCTACGCCGCCAGGGACAACCGGGTTCACCTGGGGCAGATCGCGGCTCGCTTTCGAGGCTCCGGCACCGAGAACTACGCTGTCATCCCGAAGCTTCCGGGGAATTGGGTGTGGCCGGGGGGGCTGGTATCCATAGACTATGAGCACAAATCCGTCTGGGAGATGACGTGAGGCTGCTCGTCATGGACGCCAGGGCGGAGGAAGGGGAGAGCCCTGAATCGGTAGACAACGCCGGCCTCATGGCTCTGGTAGACCGCCTCCTCGGGAAGTGGGGGCAGGGGGAGGAGATCCCCGCCGGGACGCGGCTGGAGAAGACCCGAGTGGTCAATGACTCCGGGGAGTGGCTGGGCTTCAATTACTATCTGGTCATGGGGGAGGCTCTCAGCCTCCAGCTCCGGACAGAAGTTGAAGCGAGAGAGCCCAACAAGAAAAGTTGAGGCTTCAGGGGAAATTATCCGGGGGCTCCTCGTATAGGTAGACACGGCAGGGCGCCTGATGAGTCGTTCGCGGTAAATCGGTCACCTGCTGTCATCCCCGCGGCGTTGCGTTGGACGGGGACCGGGCCCACCCGGGGTGATCGGGTGGGGTGACGAGGAGTTTCCCAGAAATCTGAGTTAACAGGCGAAAAACCCGATCAATTGGAGTGGCACGGACTCCAGACCGGGACCGTAAGCCTCTCTTGCTTGCCGTGTCTACTCCCTCCCCACTGACTTCCTGTGGGGTTGTAAACCTCCGAAAGGGCCCCCAGGAAGCTGGTGTGGGGCCCTTTCACTTTTCCCGAGAAAGTTTCTCGGGACGGGTCGTATACGCCATCATGGAACAGCTACTCCCCTTCGTCGTCGTGCTGGGCGGGTTCTCCCTCGCAGCACTCCTCTCACTCGTCCCGTTCTATCTCCGGGAGCGGATCAACGCCCAGGCGTTCTACACCCAGATCCAGAAGCTTGTGATGGCGAACAACGTCGATCGGGCGATCAAGCTGTGCAACGCGGCGCCGGGGCCTCCGTTCGTCGCCGCCATGAAGATCCTGCTCACCCGGGCGAACAGGTCCCGGGACATGGAGGGCGAGTTCCGCCGAAAGGTCGAGAACCTCAAGGGCCACGCCGAGCGGCACCACCGAGCCAGCTACAGCTTCCTGGCCGGTACCGTCCTCGCGGGCGTCATGGGGCTCGTCGCGGGGGCCGACAACTCCGGGAGTCTCACTCTCTTCAACTGGTGCGTGGCTGGAGCCATCTTCATGGGCTCTCTCCGGGTCTATGTGGGCTTCAAGATGGTGGCTTTCTACAACGAGAGCCTGGATCACCTGATCAACCTCCGGAACCTCCTGTGGGCTCGACATATCGGCTTCAAGGGGCGGAAGTTCAGCGAGGGGGCCACGACCTACCCGCCGCCCTACGAGCCCCTGGAGAAGGGCCTGGAAGGCTGGGAGCCGGAGGAGCAGGCCGCCTTTGAGAAGACTGTCCGCGAAGATATCGAGAGTGAGGGCACCAGATCCCCCTCCTGGTACTGATAGGTATCTTCCCACACGCGGGTCGTATACCCGACAGAGGAGCATCCCCTAATGGCGTCCAAGATCGCAGCCCAGCTCGCCCAGCTTATCCAGTGGAATGCCGCTTACCGAGCGGGGAGCCCGGAGGTATCCGACGCGGTCTATGACGCCGCTTACGACAAGTTCAAGATCGCCCTGGAGCTGGCTGAGAAGTTCAGCCCCAACAAGCCCGAGGTGAAGGGAGGTCGAGCATTCCTCGACATGGTCTGGGGGGACGCCGTCGATCCTGAGGACGAGCTGGAAGCGACCAGCTTCAGCAAGTTCTCCCACACGGCTCCGATGGGGAGCCAGAACAAGTCTAAGAACCCGAAAGAGTTTGAGGGCTGGTGGAAGACCCACGCCGCGAGGCGGCCGGGGAGGCTCCCCAGCATCGTAGGGTCAGAAAAACTCGACGGTTTCTCCTGCTTCGATGGCGGTACCCTCATCCATCTCGCCAACGGGGAGCAGGTCCCGATTCGGGAGATCGTGGAGGAGGGCCTCCGTCCCGAGGTGCTGACCTGGAGCCCGGAGGGTGGGATCACGACCAGCCGGGTGACCAATACGTTCAACAACGGCGTGCGGGACAATTGGGTCAAGTTGACCTTTGAGGACGGCACCACCGTAGTCGTGACTGAGGACCACAAGTTCCACGTCGAGGGAGAGGGGTGGGTGGAAGCCCGCTTCCTGGCTGGAAAGGAAGTCACCGACAACCGGGAGTAGGTCTTGAAGACCCTTCGCCCATACCAGTGGGATGCGGTGCTGGACCTGTCAGCCTATGCCTCTGATGGGCATAAGAGCCTGGGTCTAGTCGCCCCGACCGGGAGCGGGAAGAGCCTCATCCTGGCGGGTCTCGTCTCCAAGACCCGGCCGATATTCTCCGGGGTCGTGATCGCGGCTCCCTCGATTCAGATCGAAGAGAATTTCAAGCAGGACTGGTACCTCCAGGTCGATCCTCACGATATCCCCTGGTCGTCCGCCGCCGTGGCGTTCACCGCTCGGGAGGGTGAATTTCTCCGCCTGCGAGAAGAAGAGCACAAGCAGGAGAACTTCAGGTCGCTCTTGACGGGGGAGTTGGACACGCCGTTTCTGTTGACGACCCACCAGCAGCTCGCCTGCTGGGGCGAACGTACCCTCCCGGATGACCTGACAGGGAAGCTACTCATTCTGGACGAGGGGCACCACGCAGGGACCAGCGACTCCGACAGGCGGCTGAATACCAAGATCGGTGATTTCGGTGTGGCATGGGAGTCCCGGGGCGGGACCGTCCTCCGGACTACGGCGACCCCCTTCCGGTCAGACGGTCAAGAGGTCTTCCCGGAAGGCACCAAGACGCACATCTGGACGATTTCTGATCACGCCGCTTCGGGGTACGCCCCTGGCAACTTCCAGATTCAGACCGTGCTCATGGATTCCGTAGCCGAAACGGCTCGGCAGTACGCTGGAGAGGAGCTATCCGCCCAGGAGAACAACTCCGGGACAGCCCATCGGTGGCTCGTAGACAAGTGGGTCGCGGACGGAAAGCCGAAAGCGGTCTTTATCGTCCCTGCGAAGCGGTCTCGTCGGTTCACGAACCGGCTTCTGAAAGCCCTCCAGGCGGCCTCTCCTGGCGTGCGGGTAGTTGATGCGGTCGGGGTGGGTAGAGACGTCGCTGAGCGGCTTCAGGCGGCACTGGAGGTCGATAAAGAGGTCTCTCGGTATGAGGATTCAACTACGGACGTCATCCTCGCCTGTAAGCGGTTTGATGAGGGCACGGACTGGCCCCTCTGCTCCCACGTCTACAACATGGGGATCCCCCGCAGCTTCGGGCTGATCCTTCAGCGATGGGGTCGGGCTTTCCGGAACAAGAGCGAAATCGCCGGCCACCCACACCCGGAGGATGCCCGGATTACCCTCTTCGTTCAGCAGGTCCCGGACGATGTGCTGGCTCAGTTTGAAAAGCAGCACCACAACTACGCCTTCCTGCTCGCCTGCTACATGGCGGATTGGGAGGTCGCGAGAGAAGTCCGAGCGGATCTGCGAATTCGGATGGAGAGATCCTGGTCACGTCCACCGAGAGGCGAGGGGGATCGAGTCCAGCGGATTCGGGACCGTCAGCGTGTGGAGGTCCCGGACCACATTCTGCTGAGGATGCGAGCCCGTCTCACAAATTGGGCGGGCCTGTATGAATCCCGGACAGGGGAAGCCCCCAACGTCGGCCAGCTACAGGGATACCTGACGAGCTTGAGCCTGAGTCCTGTAGAGCATCAAGCCGGGTTGCAACTGGCGGGGGAGTTCGTCGGAGCTACTCGCCCAGCTCTCCCAATAGGAGAAATCCGCGAGGATTACATCGCGGCCTGGAACGAGATTCTCGCGGATTACCGGGATCAGACCTACACCGAAGCTGCGCGGGTCCTGGCGGTCTATTCAGCGTTCACGGGGAAGGATGCGAAGGACGTGGTAGGCCGCCTCACGGCTTACTTCAACAAGCCGAATCTTACCGAAGACATGATCGTGGAGGCCGCCAAAAGACACCATGCGAGAACGGGAAGGTGGCCCTCCTCAAACACGGGGGATGCAGCCAAGGATTTCGGGTTTCGGGAAACGTGGACGGCTGTCCATTGTGCCCTCTATGAGGGTTTAAGAGGGCTTCCTGGTGGGGAGACCTTTGCACAACTATTGCATAGGCGGGGGTTACGAGCCAATCTGGCATCCAGGCCCGGATTGACAGAAGAACTAATCGTGACAGCCGCCAAAGGCTTTCACAATAGAACCGGGAAGTGGCCCACCGAAACATCGGGGGATGCCTCCCGGGAATTTGGTTTTCCCGTCTCCTGGAGAGGAGTTGCCGCGGCATTGGATCGCGGTTTTCAATCCTTACCAGGGGGTTCAACCCTCCCCCAACTACTTCACCAGAGGGGGCTCAAATTTAGTCAAGCAGTCAAACCGGTGGACCTTACGGAAAATGATGTGGTCCAAGCTTCCCAGAATTTCCACAGAGAAAATGGAGTTTGGCCCCAAGCGGCTTCCGGTCGGGCGGACAATCATTTTAATTTCTCTACATCATGGGGGAGTGTGGACATAGCATTAAAAGAGGGGTGGTGGGGCCTGCCGGGAAGCAGCTCCCTGGCGAGACTCCTCCATGAGAGGGGGCTCAAGGTGAACAAGATAATCAAGCCCTCGGATCTGACAGAAGATGCAGTGGTGAACGCTGCGATCAAGTTTTACCGGCAATTTGGGCAGTTCCCCAAAACCAAGATGACCGACGACGCTTTCCCCTACATTGGTTTTCACACGTCCTGGCAAGGACTCAACCTCGCCATCGCCCGAGGAAAGTGGGGCCTTCCGGGGGGGTCCTCACTCGCCCGGCTTTTACACGACCGGGGGTTCAAAAAGAACCCCCGAGCCAAGACACCCTTTGTCCCCGCCAATCTGGACGAGCTGGCTGATGACTGACTTCACCAGCACAACCCTCTCCGACCAGGGGTTTGAGGCCAAGGACGAGACCCGGCTACATGCCCTCAAGATCGTCCGCCGGTCTTCCTTCCTCTGGTCTCGCTCCCAGCAGGCTCTCCGCTGCGACTGGATGGAGCTGGCGGGGGAGCAAGCCCCCACCCTCCGGCTCCTACTCGACCGGGAAGCCCTGGCGTCCCCGGCTCGCTTTATCGGCGTGGACACCGACCCCGAAATCATCCTAGGTTGCAGAAACCACTATGGCCCCGAGGCTCCAGCAAGCTGGCATCAAGGCCCCCTGATTCCGGCCCTCCGGCGGGTGGGGGCCTTCGACCGGGTCGGAGTCCTCGTCTATGACTCCTTCCGGGCAGTCAAGGGGAAGAGAACCATCCAGCGAGATTTGAGAGCCCTCGCCAGATTCGCTCAGCGGCAGCGGGAGAGGCTGGGCGAATTTCTCCTGGTGCTAAACGTGGACGGGAGCCCCAGATACCGATCCAACGACACCTACGATAGGTATCGCGAGATGCTGCGGGATGCCTTCGGGATACCCGTAGAGCCCGAAGCCCTTCACCCCTACGTCAGCAGGAAAGACACGATGGTCTGGACAGCTCTCCGGTGGGGGTTCTGAACCGGATTACAGCCTCGGTACTACCTGACGGATATCAATAGAGGATTCCGTCATGCGTATAGTCCTGACATTTCACCGATGCCACCCATACGATACCTGCCAGGGTTTCATCTCAGAGGAAGGTTTGATCGTTGTTCCCTGGTGCGAGGCAGCCTTAGACCGAGCACAATTTCACTATGTCAGGGACCTGCAAAGGGAAGCTACGGAGCACTTCTACAAGAATTTTCGGATCATCCAGCTACCGGATATAGATGGGGGTCACTGCTTCTTCCAGGTAGACTTCCCTCTCTGGTACTGCAAGCCGTCGATCAACGACGCGAAAGACGCCATTGATCGGGCAATTCGGATGAGAGACTGGTTTACAGTCCGTTGAATCGTGTCTGGGGGCATTTTGGTCGGCAAGTTTCCGTGTGCTGGTCGTATGGGAAGATTGGAAGCGTGGTCCCTCTCGGGTACTGGAGAAGGTGAACGCTTTCCTACATAGGAACAGCCCATGAGAGTCGTCAGCGTCGAGAGAGTCCCCGGAGAGCGGGTGGCCTATGACATGGAAGTCAAGGACACTCACGCCTACTTTGTCGGCAGCGGAGCCCTGGCTCACAACTGCGCTCTCTACTACGAGAACGGGAGCCTCGCCCGAGGGGTGACCCGGGGGAAGAAGGATCCCCAGACCGGCCGGATGGTCGGGGTCGATATCACCGAGAACGTGAAGCTGATGAAGGGGCTCGTGAAGGTGATCCCGGGCTTCACCGGCTTCATCCGAGCGGAGATCGTGCTCCTCAAGAGCGACTGGAAGGCTCACTTTCCCACGATGGTGAACCCTCGCAACGGAGCGGTGGGCATCGCCAAGCGTGAGGACTCCGCTCGGTCGGACAATCAGCATCTCACCGTCATCGCCTACGAGATCCGGCGAGACGGCGGGAGGAAGATCGCCAGCAAGCGAGTCGAGTTCCGCTTGCTGGAGCGGCTGGGCTTCCGGACCCCAGCCTGGGAGTGCTTCATCGATCTCCCCGATGCCCTGGCGTGGCACAAGGAGTACCAGGACACCAAGCGGGCAACCCTCGACTACGATATCGATGGGCTGATCTACGAGGAGGATGATCGGGACTTCTTCGACAGCCTGGGCACCAGCGGTCGGGGGCCGGTGGGCTCCACTGCGTTCAAGTTCACGGCTGACGCCGCCAACACGATTCTTGAGGGGATCGAGAATCAGGTCGGCCCGACCGGGATCGTTACCCCCGTCGCGGTGTTCAAGGAAGTCGTCCTCTCGGGAGCCAGTGTCAAGAGGGCCTCCCTCGCCAATTGGGGAATCATCGGAGACCTCCTCCACAAGAGTGGGAAGCCCGCTTTCGCGATCGGAGACACCATCTTCGTCTCTCGCCGCGGGGACGTGATCCCCAAGGTGGAGAAGTGGGTCAAGGCGACCACCGACGCCGCCCCCATCTTCCAGAGTCAGCCCACGGACTGTCCCTCCTGCTCCGGCAAGCTGACGATGGTCGGGGCCTTCCTGAAGTGTCTGGGCGACAACTGCCCGGCTCAGGGAGCCGGGGCGATTGACCGCTGGACCTCCAAGCTCGATATCAAGGGCTGGGGTGATGGGATCATCGTCCCTCTCTACGAGGCCGGGCTCATCCGAGAGCCCGCGGACCTCTATGTGCTCAACCTGTCCAAGGCGACGCAGATTCGGGACGGGAACGGGACCCGTTTGGGTCGGAAGGTCCAGATCGCTCACGACAACCTGATGAAGCTGACCGACCTCCCGCTTCACCTGCTCATCGGGTCGCTGGGGATTCCCATGATGGCTCGCTCCATGTGCCAGAAGATCGTCCAGGCGGGCTACGACACCCTCCCGAAGATGGAGATGGCTACCGAGGCGGAGATCGCTTCCATCCCCGGCGTGGGGACCAGGAAGGCTCGGGAATTCGTCAACGGTCTCCGGGATCGCGAAGAGATCATCAACCATCTCCTTCTGGCTGGGATCACGATCAAGGCCCCGGTGACCGGCCCCCTGAAGGGTAAGAGCTTCTGCTTCACCGGTTTCCGTGACTCCAACCTGGAGCGGGCGATTGAGGGCCTCGGGGGCGTGATGAAGTCCGGGGTCAGCAGGTCCCTGACCTACCTCGTCGCCAGCGACCCCACCGCCGACAGTGGGAAGGCGAAGAAGGCTCGAAAGTACGGAGTCCAGGTCATCGGGATCACGGCGGCTGAGCAAATGGCGGGAGTGTGAACCATGGGCCTGATTGAGATCATCTGTCTTTGTGGGATCGGCGCAACCTTGCTCGGTTGGGGTGTCTTCTTCGGGGTCGCGTGGTCTCGACACAAGGTCAAGAACCACTTCCTGATCAACGGGAACAACTGGTGTGAGATCGATAACCTCGTCTCTCGTATCTTCATCCCTCGCACCAACGTCCCGCCCTGGAAGTGGGCCTCATGGGAGCGGGAGCGACGGGAAGCCGAGAGGAAAATCCTGATCGCCCAGCGAGTCGAGGCCGAGAAAGAAGAGAAGCGTCGCCGTCTCAACGCAAACCAGATGAGGGAATGACATGGCTGGTGAAATGAAAGCACTCTCTGAAGCTCGGATCGCCGCGAGACTGGCCCGAGACAGCGTCCCACCGAAGGCGCTACTGGAGCGACAACAGAACGAGCGAGCCCAGGCTGGGCAGGCTCTCGCCTGGGTGAACGCGAACCTCAGGGAAGTCCTCATTTCCGGCAAAGGCTCGGAGGAGATCGCTCTTAGCCCCTTCGCGACGCGATTCGGGTTTCCCCCCTCCCTCGCTTCCTACATCGCAGAGGCGATCCGAGTGAGACTCCAGCGGGCAATTCCGGTAACCGTTGAGGTAAGGCGGGATATCGCTCCCGATAACGCTCAATGGGTCTATCTTCCCTTCATCATCCTCCACCTGTACGTCTGAGGTGCCTGATGCTCAAGACTCTCAAGCGTGTCCTCTCCTGGCCCTTCTGGAAGCTGAACGAGTTCTTCGCCGTCGAGGATGACCCCGCCTGCCTCTGGTACCCCCCCTACTGAACCAACCTTGACCCCGAAAGGGTATAAAGAAACACCCCAGGAACCTGACGCAACTGGAGCGAGCCTAGGCGACCACCAGGAGCAAGGGGTAAATCCTTAAATGCCTAGTGAACCGGGGCTGGTTCCTGCCCCCAAGTAACACCCGCTCCCGGGAGCCCGTGGGGAGCTACGCTGGAGGAGGATGGCTCCTGCCTCCTCCAGCACCCACAAGGTTACAGCATGAGGGACACCCGGGACTGGATTCGTCGCATCCGAGCGACGCCATCGAGGATCTCTACAGGTATCCTCCGACGAGCTGAGGAGTCCCCGGACCTGGGGTACACCGAAGACTACCTGAACCCTCATCGCAGGGAGGTCCGCAAGGCGAAGCGGAAGTTCCGGAAGGTCTCCCGAAAGGGGAGAGAGCTGAGTGGGGATCACGTCCTCGACCCCATCCCGGCTGCTGGGAAGCACTACCAGGGATGCGTGGCTCGGGACAAAATCCGACGAGCCCAGAAGAAGGGGCTTCCCCTGATGTGCCGCTACCACCGCCACACCTACAAGGTGGTGCTCCTTCGCCCCAGGCTACAGGATGGGCAGAGGAAAGCCTGGGTACGTCTGGAACCCGTCCAGGCGCAGTCCTGGTACCGGACAGGGACTCACGAGGGGAAGGTGGTGCGGGTCAGGCTGACCAGCATCTTCATCCCTCAGCCGGAAGAAGCTTACTTGCCGAAGAGGAACGACAATGGCTGACAGGTTGGAGACCGGCGTGGTTCAAGCCCCGGACGACTGGCCCGGGGTGTTCTTTCGGGGAGACGACGCTCTCCGATTCGCAGGACACCTGGACGCCCTCCTTCGCGCGGCGAAGGCCCGCGACTGGAACCCGATCTCTGTCTCCGTGGTCGAGGGTCTCTCGGATACCCTGCGGTCCTGCAACACCATTGAACTGGATCCCCGGGACGTTACCGGGATCCAACGGACGAAGGACTCCTCGACATGAACGCCGCCTTCCTCACTCTCCAGCTCACGAAGATCTCCGAGGCGATCGGCCAGTTGGAAGCCACCGGGTTGGCTCTTACGGCTACCTGGGAGCGACAAGTAGGGCCCATCGAGGATCACTTCCCCGATACCATCTCCGAGTCCGCCAAGGAAGCCCGAGAGGCAATCGCAGCCATCTCCCAGGAGATCCCGGACCTGGAGTTTACCGTGAACAAGCCCCATCCCAAGCTGGGGTAGCCCCGCCCTTTCGAGCGGGTCCGTGGTGCCTGAAACCCAGGACCCGCTCGCGCGGAAGTAACCTACCAGGATTCCAAGAGAATCCCGATCTTTGACAGCCCCAGAGTCCCCCCACAACCTGTGGATAACCCTGTGCATAAGTAACCCGCTCGAAAACTACCCTCTCGATCCGCTATTTAAGCAGATCGAGAGACCCCAGAGTCTCAATACCTGCCTACCCCTAGAGGGATGGCAACGGCTTATGGGCCACCCCAGGGCTTCGGGCTAGGCTTTCCGGGGTCTCAATACCTGCCTACCCCTAGAGGGATGGCAACGCTCGCACTCTTGGAGTCCGGGTCAAGGCCCTCCAAGGTCTCAATACCTGCCTACCCCCTAGGATGGCAAAGGAAGGCAACTCTCCTTGTCCCCGACGAGGACAGTCTCAATACCTGCCTGCCTCCTAGGATGGCAAAGGAAGGCAACAAGGCGCTAGCGAGGAAGGGACTGCTAGCGCGGGAGGAGGGGTCTCAATACCTGCCTACCCCTAGAGGAAGGGCAACCCCACCAGAGGACGCTGTTGTTGTATCAATACCTGCTTACCTCTTCGGAGGATGGCAACGAGATCACCTGGGGGGGAACGAGGGGCCCGGCGTTCCATCGTCTCCATACCTGCTTACCTCTTATGATGAAAAGGCAAGGGAAGGGAAAGACCAGAGATGCGTGAGTCGGATTTCAATACCTGCCGACCCCGAAGAAGAAAAGGAGGATGGGAAGGACGATATGGCGTGCCCGTGGTTCCTCAATACCTGCTTACCTCCTAGGATGGGAACTCCTGGCTCTACGGCTTCCGTCTCAATACCTGCCTACCCCTAGAGGGAAGGCAACGACTCCAGGGGACGCTGTCGTCGTCTCCATACCTGCTGACCTCCAAGGATGGGAACAAAAATAGGCGACGCCACCACTATAGGAGGTTCGTTGTATCAATACCTGCCTACCCCCAAGAAGGGGGAGGCAACGAGGGATGACAACGACCAGAGGCGTGTGAGCCGGATTCCAAATCAATACCTGCCGACCCCCCAAGGATGGGAAGCGCCGCTCCCTGGCGATCTACGAAGTGATTTCACCAATACCTGCTTACCCCCGAGGATGGGAAAGGCCCATGGCTGCCCTCCGACGTATCAATACCTGCCGACCCTCCAAGGAGGGCAAAACAATAGGGGCTACCGCAAGAATACTATTTCCTTAGGTCATACCTGCCTACCCCCGAGAATGGGAACAACGAGTACGGGCTCCCCCACGGTCGCGTTAAACAATACCTGCCTACCCCCCCTAAGATGGCAAGGGAAGTATCGTTTCTGAGGACAAGGGGAATCAATACCTGCTGACCCCCGAAAAAGGACGGCAACAAACCGGCAAACCTCCTCTGCACACAATCCCTGCTGACCCCCGAGGATGGGAAGTATGATCTGGTCCCCCAGACCATTCGTGGTCTTTACCTGCTGACCCCCGAGGATGGCAAAATGGGGAGCCTCGTATCAGGCCCCTGCTCAATACCTGCCTACCCCAAGGGGGACGGCAACCCGCCGACGACTCGATACCTGCTGACCCTTCCGGGGATGGGAAGGACCACGCACCGCCCCGAACAACTCGCGGGAATCAATACCTGCTAACCCCTAGAGGGATGGGAAGGGCAGTAGCCTCAACCGGTCTCCCGAGCTGTTTTACCTGCCGACCCTGCGAGGGGATGAAAATTACGAGTGCAAAGTCACAGACGACCTATGTCTGCCTACCCTCTAGAGGAATGGGAAGAACAGCACCGACGCTATTCTGGTCATTCAGTCAATACCTGCTGACCCTTCCGGGGATGGAAACAAGACCAGCGAGGACGGAGCCATAGAAGCCGCGAGGATGGCAACGAGACAGGGCACCGGGCTCCGTCTGTCGAGGTTCCATGCCTGCCGACCTGCCGAAGAGGACGATACAACCTAGGGAGAGGGGGTCAGCAAGTCCAACAGAACTTTCCGGTCCTGCGAGCCCTCAGGCAGGGGAGAAGCCAGCCGAATCACTGCTGACCGAAGTGAGGCGATCCGAAAACTCTTCATCACCGCACCCATGTTTCCATGAGCGAGGGAGATATACCGCCCCGTCCCCGGGCTGTTGCTCCTGCTGTACAGGTGCCACTTCGCCCGGCCCCTCTTGATCACTTCCCCATCCTGAACCGGGTAGAGACGCAGGCTGTACACATCGTACTTCTTGGAGTAGGACTTCCGACCGACCTCAAATTCCATCTCCCCACCGGCCTGCCACCCCGTGTTTGCGGCGATGAACACTCGCTGACGACTGCGGAGGGAGTTGAACACTTCTTCAGTGATTTCAGCCATCAGGTCTCCTAGGCTCAGACCTATACCAATCTACTAAGTCTTTACCGGATGCCGAGCTGAACTAACCGACCTCGCAGATAGCTTTTGTCCTCAAACGGCTCGTCATACCAAATGACCATGAACTTCTTCCCCGAGCCCACCACCTGACGCTCCTTTTCAGCGTCGCGAAACTGCTGGGCCTCCCACACCTTCGGGTACTGGTTCCACCGGAAGCTATCGTCCCGATGTTGTGGCCCATGAAACTCCACGATCAGATTCTCCTTCGGGAAGTAGCCGTCAAACTTGAACATGTGGCCGGTCCGAGGGTTGGTATGCCTCCGAGACTGCCATTCCCACTTAAACTCCGAACCCCCCAAGGCTTCCGAGACAGCCTCCAAGCACCGACGCTGCTGAGCACCCATCCCCTGAGTCTCCAACCCGTGTCGCCAGCACTCTCGCACAATCACCGGGAAGCAGTGACCCGTGCCCTTCATCGCCCGCTTGATCGAGACTTTTCCGTTCCCGAGTTTGTACGACTCCAGATTCGCCTTATCAAGGCGAATCACCTGATTGAAGACCCGGCGGAGAACATGCTTGTCCGTATTCTCCAGGCCGAAATCCTTCATGTACTTACGAAGGGTCACGTCCGTCCAACCTGTCTCCTCCGCCATTAACCTGATATCCAGCCTCCCATTCCAATCCAGGTACGGTTCAAAATCACTCCAGGTCAATTCAGCCTCGCGGCCATTCTTCCAAGGGCGGGCCCCCCCAACATAAAGCCGGAGTTTCTCCCGAGCACGTTGAAGACGCTCATCCGTGTCTACGGACAAGCCCTTCGACCAGGGTGCCTTCCCCCGCATCTTTTCTGAGGCTGAAGCCAGAGAAGGGTGGTCTGCCTTCGTCAGGCCCTTGTTCCACCGACCAGCGTTCTCTGACATTTTCCGTCTAGTTTCCGCCGACAAGACCCGACCTTTCAACGCAGTCTTATCCCGCACCGCAGAATTCAGAGCCACCACCGCCCCCTGATTATGCCCCGGGTGGGCATTCTGAATGTGGCTCGTCAAATTCTCTGCCTTGTGACCACAGACCTCACAAACCACGTAGTCAGAACCCTCCTCACCCCAAACTTCCCGTGGGGCCTCCAGAGCCTTTTCCTTGCACTGAGGGCATCGAAGGTCGTGGAGCCTACCCATCCACTTGGAGACCGGGTGAGAGGTCTCACAGGAGGGGCAAGAGACATCCTTGGTCTCTGCCGGTGCAGAGACGGGCTTCTGGCTTAACCGGGCCAATCGTGCCCGGTTCTGCTGCTGAGCTTGAGCCTTGCTCCGCAAAGGGGCATCCGGACCATACTTAGCCGTGTACTCCTTTGAAGTCAGCCCATGCTTCGCGATGTGCCTGTAGAGCTTTTTAGCCCTGTGTCCACACCCCAGGCACACCACGAAGTCAAGGCCCTCAATCTTGCCGTCCCATTTCGTCATACCCAGGTCTCCTTGCTTGGGAGACAAGGAGACTACAGGGTCATGAGCAAAAGGTCAACAGGTTTTCCCTTTCCTTTAAAGGTGTACCTTAAAGACTGCTTCGTAGGCTAAACACCACGCTGATGTAGAGCAGCGGGAAGACTGGCATGTAGGCAGCCTCGACTTCTGCGACAGTGGGGTCATTGGCGGAGACGTTGGCCCCGACGCCTGTGTAGGCGGAGATGATCTGAGCCTCAACCAGGAGCTTCAAGGTGTTGCTGAGCTGGCCTTCGATCTGACTGGTGACTCCGTGGAGGAACTTCTGCCCCACGAAGCGGTCCAGGGTCTTCCGGGACTGCTGCTGCACCTCGTCCGCGATCTGAATCACGGTCGGGATCTTGGTCAGCACGTTGGTCATATCGGTGGTCAACCCGTGCCTCACCCGGAGGACCGGGGGCCGGTCTTCGATGACCGTGATTCCGCTCACAGCAGCGGTGTTCTGCTCCACCCGGTCCAGGGTCCGCCCGAGCTGGCTGAACCCGAGGAGCTTCACTCCCGTCCAGGGAGAGGCCACATCCCGCCTGGGGTTGACGACGGCACCTGCCATCGCGGCCCCGAGGTAGGTGCCGTCTACGAGGTACTCACTCTCGACGTTGAAGGCGTCTTCCAGCTTCAGGGTCACCATGTCCGGGTAGACCATGCGGAACCTGGACGCCTGGACAGCCTCAGCGGTTGCCCGAGCATCCCGGGGCTGAGTTCCAGCGGAGACGCCCGAGATGACGGTCCTCTCTGACTTGTACCGGATGCTGCTCTGGATATCCGCGTGGCGAGCCATGTAGGCAAAGAGATCGGAGTCGTCGCCCCTCATGGGGACCAAGAGATCCACCGAAATGTTCCCAGGGAGAGCCCCTTCCAGCTCATCCACGGCGTTCCGATAGGTGGTCGTGGTCGCCTGGGTGCTCCCGCTAGCCTTCTGAACCTGCTTGACGCCCACCAGGACAGCCCCGTTGAGCATGGCGAGGTAGGCGGCGAGGGTCGCAGGGTTCTCAGGCGAGATCGCCCCGAAGGACTTCTGGATGGACTTCAGCTTGGTGTACAGCCGAGTGTCGAAGTCGGTCTTGCTGTAGTCGTAGCTGGCGTAGTACACATCCCCGATGCTGGGCTGGCTCCCGCCACGCTCGTAGGTCTCTACCACCGTGGTATCCCCAGCCCCGACGCCCAGGGTGTTGGTCACCAGCAGCTCCACACCAGGGATGCCGTTGTGGGGGAGGTTGCTGTCGCTGGTGACCTCGGAGGACACGGTGAGGGTGAAGGTCTCACCCACGGGGTAATTGCTGCCCCCCTCCCTCGCGAGGAGAGTGAAGGTGAGCCCCGTGACCAGATCCCGGTAGGTCTGACCGATGATCCCGTCCTGACCCAACCCGTCGTCGTTGTCGTTCAGGACAGAGTTGTTTGCGGTCCCTGAGCCGCTCTCAGTGTCAGAGCTGGTGACGTAGAAGCCCGAGATACCCGCCTCTCCCGCGGAGCCGTCTCCGGCGACTACACCGAAGCCAGTGCCCTGGCTGAGCACGTCCGTCGCAGCAGCGGCGGCCCATCCGACCTGGGAAGCGGTCCCCAGCCCGGAGCCACCCTTGCTCTGGATGAACAGGTACTCAGCGTTGCTCGCGTCCTTCACGATGCCGGCGAGGCCGGTGGCTGCAAACTCGGAAGTCGGACCATCCCAGAGGATGATCGAGTTAGCCACCGTGGAAGCGATCCCCCCCATCAGGGAGGAAGCCACCTGCCGAGCCGAAGGCAGAGACCGGTAAGCCGCCTCGCCATCACTGAACCCGAGGGTTCCGTTCGCGTTTCCGGTCCCGATGACGAGGCTGGAAGCGGAAGTGCTCAGGGCGGAGACCATCCGGATCCCGGCCCCTTCCTGAAAGAGGTAACCGGCAGAGATGACCGCGGCGGCGTTGGCGGCGATACCCGCCGAAGCCATCGCGGCTGCGATCTGGTTGATGACGGTGTTAGCGGTGCCGGCCGGGCCCAGGGGGACGTCAGCCGACCCACCCGCAGCGATGGTCGCTGCGCTGGCGTCCGTGAAGACCACGGTAACCGGGGTGCCGTCAAAGGTGAACTGGAAGACGTTGTTCTGGCTGGTGGTTCCACCCGAAGCGTAGAAGGTGATCGCGGGCTGACCGTCTCGGGAATCGGAGTGGCCGCTCGCCTGCCCATCTGCGAAGCCGATGCGGCCCAGCAGGGTCGCGGGCTTGATCACCGCAGAGACACCCGCGGTCCCGTAGTCGTTAGCGACCAGCCCCGCCTGGGTGTTCCCCGTCGCAGCGGACACCAGAAGCCCGCACTGGTCCTCCATCGCGTGACCGGACAGCGACCCGACACCGGGCATGACCCGGTTCCGAAGGATCAGGCGATCGTTGAGGAGAGCGGAGGTGTTGTCTCCCGCGATGGAGAAGGTCTTGGCGACCGCCCCATCCACCAGCTTCGTCTGACCACCCGCGGTCGCGGAAGCCGTGTCGAGCCCGGCCAGGACGCAGAAGTCCTGAGCAGCGGTGCCATCGATGAACTCCAGGTAGCCCTCGGTGTCCGTGTAGCTCTTGGTGAGCTTGAACACGAGCTGACCGTTGGCGTTGGCGGAGCAGGCGACCGAGAAGGTCTCCCCCGAGAGAGCGGAGTCCAGGGCGGTCTGAACCGCGGCGGCGAGGGTCGTCGCGGAGGCGTAGGTCCCGGCCCCTACCGTCGCCGTGACATTCCCCGAGACGCTGTCCACATCGCCAGTGTAATGGAGGACGATCTGGTCATACTCGCCACTGGCGATATCCACTGACCCATTGAAGTGGGTCGCGCCGAGGATCTGAGGGCGAGCGTCGGGGTCGAACACCTTGTAGGTGGTCAAGACGGAAGGGTTCGTCCCCCAGGTGGTGCTGATGGTCGCCACCTTCGTGGTGCCGTCGTAGTCGCTGATGGTCGCGGTCTGACCGAGTACCCCAGACGGGAGGTTGTTGGTGCATACCACCGACCAGCCGTTGTAGTAGTCGTCAGCCGCGCTGGCCCCGGAAGCCAGGGTGATCGAGGATCCCGCTCCTGCCTGAGCCGTCCCGGTCTCTCCCTGCGTCGGACGATTGAGAGCCGTGGCGTAGCCTGCTACCGTCCCTTCAGCGGCGGCCTCAGCGGTCCCGCTAACCTCCACGTCGTCGAACCGGACGACGAGGTTATCGTTGCTGGAGTCGATCGCGTAGGTGTCGAACCCACCCGAGGCATCGTAGGCGATCTCGCTCCCCATCAGGGAGGCGAAGAAGCCCAGGCTGGCGACCGCCTGATGCCGGCTCAGATCGTGACCGGCGGATCCCGCTACGTCAGACCCATCGATCTGAACGCGGGCCATGTGGGAAGCCCCGCTGACGAAGTAGTAGGGGCCCGGGTTAGGAGCGGCCCACTTCGCCAGGGTCGAGTCCCTGCTCTGGATCTCGATGGTGACGGTCTCCTCAACCGGACCCACGTAGCTGGTCGTCGTCAGAGGAGTCTCAAACCGACAGTCAGGCTTCCGCTCCGAGCCCGAGGGGAACTGAAGGGTGACGGTGCTCAACCCGCTGGACTTGGACCCGAACTGCGGAACCAGGACGCTGGACCCGTCTTCATCCGAGATCGAGTAGGAGCCGATGCCCGCGGCTCCTGCCGTCTCGACCGTCAGAGTGTACTCCTGGTCGGTCAAGGTGTTGTAGTAGTAGGTCGCGTACACCGTAGCCCCGGTCGGGACCTTGCTCGCCAGGGTGATCTGGCTGGTGCTGCTGTCCACCGACAGCACCGTGACGGCACCCCGAGCGATAGCGTCCTGAACACCGTAGCCCCAATACGCGGTCACGAGGTCGGGGCGATTGGTGGGGAGGTCAATCCGGCTGTTGCTGACCGTCTGGAAGAGGCTGGAGCCCAGAGGAGAGTTCCGGCCGTTCCCCGTGGTCGGAACATGGGGGAGAGTGAACTTGGTCTGACTGGTCACCGCGGGGGATACCGAGCTGTCCGTCACCGAAGAGCACGGAGCCAGATAGGACCGAGCATCCACGAGCGTCGGCGTCACCTGGGTGTCGTCGAAATACTCCGTCCCCGTGGTGTGAGTGCCCGCGGTGACGGTCGCCGCCGTCCCCCACATGATCACGGAGTTGCCGTTCTTCGTGGTCAGGATGAAGTCAGCCTCATCCGTGAAGTCCGACCGCCCCGGAGCGTACCCGCAAAGGGTGATATCCGTGATGTTGTTGTGGGCGAGATAGTCGAAGGTGTCCTGGTAGGTGTTGTGGAAGTAGGTCACCGTGACCGTCGCCCCCGACTTGGGAGCCGTCGCCAGGATGATCTTGCCCGAAGTCCCCTCCACGCTGGAAGGGATCACCTGAGTGCCATCCACCTTCACGGTCACATCAGAGGTGTCCGTAGTGGTGATGCCCCCGTGGCTTCCATCCACAATGGGCTGATGGAAGGTGTAGAAGGTCTTGTTTCGAGCCGTATCGCTCCCCGAGGTGAACCCGAGGACGCTGTTCGCCGTCCCGGAACCCACGACGATATCGTTATCCGCCGTGAGCTGAACCGCGGTCGCCCCGTGATTGGTCGTGTAGGTGCTCGCCACCAGCGAGCTGGACCCCACCTGCGAGTTGATCTGGCTGACCACCTGAGCGGCGGTCCAGGTCGAGTTGCCTGAATCCGAGAGGGTGATTGTGAGAGCGGAGCCGTCCACCGTCAGGAGGAGACCATCACTCTCATCCTCAACGACGGTGTAGCTCTCCCCGACCAGCCCATAGAGGATCGCGGCCTCTGTGGTCACCTGATCGCTGAGGTCGTCGGTGAAGCTGGTGTCCGTGCGGTTGAAGAAGTAGGTGACTCGGACGGTGTCCCCGTCCGACGGGGCGGACGCCAGGGTCAAGACGCCGGTAGCCCCGGCTACCGCCAGAACAACGACCGGATCGTCATTGATGGACACGCTGACCGCAGAAGAGGACGTCGCGGTGGTCCCTGTCCCGTCGCCCTTCACCAGGGGGTAGTTTCGCACCTGGATGCGAGTGAGCACGCTGTCGAATTCCCCGAGCGTAATCGCCCCGGAGGCGGACTCGCTGACTACAGCCCGCCCGTCCACGTCCTCCCCGACGACCTGTTGGTCCACACTGGCCGCGCTTCCGCGCACCAGCTCCAGGTCTGTCTGACTGAGAGACTCAGATCCCGGAGCCAGGAACACCGGAATCTTCAGACCTTGAAGCAGCCCGATCGTAGGGTTGTCGTGGTTGGTCTCGGTGTAGACACCAGGAGGGCTGTAGATCGAACCGGGGAAGCTCATGCTGAAACCTCTCGACTGCCTGCCCAGGGCTATAGGCTCCCAACCAAGAGAGCCGGCTCCCAGATCGGTCAGCCTCCTCGACGCCTAACGGCGAGTGAAATTTGACGGATAAGCCTCATCAAACCGCTTTCTCCGAGCGGCTTGCCTTGTCGGCTTGAATAGCTTTGGTTGCCTTGTCGTGAAGGCTCGTCGCGGCATCGGCCGCCCTGCGTTCCTCGGGCTTCATCACCCGATAATCCTGACCGTCCGGTGTCCGAGAGAGATCCCACCCGGAGACACCAGGGTTGTCTCGGATAATCTGACGCTTGCGAGCCTGCCGGCTCTCGATGGTCTTCCACCGCTGCTCGGCGTCTCGACCAATCACCCGATCCATATTGTAGTCGATCGAGTGAACCCCTGTGTTCTGAGGGCGGGGGCCACCCTGAACCTTGTGGGCAAAGGAAAACGCTGCGGCAGACACCTGCTTTGGAGCAGGTTGCTCACACTCCGGACAAGCATGAGTCGGACTCATCCCCTGACGACGCACCAGCCGCTCAAAGCGAATCCCGCAATCAGCGCACTCGTATTCGTAGACAGGCACGTTCGACGGCTCCTTACCAGGAGACCGGCTATAAACCACCTATTAAGAAGGTAACTTCCCCGCTCTCGCTCGTATAAGAGAGCGAGCAAGGAGCCGAGATGTACAAGCTTATCGACTATGTGGACGGATCCTACCAGCCCGTGAGCACCCATGACACCATCCGATCAGCCGTCACCGCTCTGCTGGAACGGATGGCTGGCGACCCGGGGGTGACCTCCATGCCCTACATCACCACCGAGGGTGGTCTGAGCGACCATGAGAGCAACCGGATCGCGGACCTGATGGATGAGTTGGCTTAGCGGATTTTCTCGAAATTCCGAGTGAGATCCCTGAAGTAAGGATCTCGAAACGAGGTGAGTCCGAGTTGCTCCACCGGGTTCAGGTTGTGCTGCTCAGAAGCCGCGAGGGTCTCGTCGTCCATACCCGCTGCGGCGGAAGCCTGATCTTCAGTTTGCGGCTGGAGGCGGCGGATCTGAGCCGCCAGGGGGACGTGGATAGCCCAATCTGTCTGGACCTCAACGGAGAAGTTGGCGTTGTAGAAGAAGTCCCCCCCGCCGTCATCGTCGTAGGGCTCCTCTGACTCGCCGCCCATCGTCACGGAGGTGATCTCCAAGCCCTCTGTAGAGAGGCGGTTTCTCGCGACACCCCACAGGTACATGATGGTCTGGTCCGTGATCTCCCGCTGCTCGTGAACATCCCGAGCGACGACTTCAAACTCCAGGCTGAGATCCCATCGGCCGCCATACTCCAACGCGGCTGGAGACCGCTTCCGCTGTACGACAACAGCGACCCGGTCACCTTTCTCAGCCCGGCGACCAAAGGCCAGGACGCAGCCTGGAACCGGCTTGTTCATCCCGGTGTTCTGGTTGAGCGACCAGGGACCCGTCGTGACCCCGGGATACCGATAGTCCGCCGACAGGTACCCCTTCGACGACAGAGCACGGAGGAGCACGATCTCCCCCGTGGGTTTCCCGTCATCGTCCAGGGTCAGGGTGTAGTTCACACCCTGATAGAGCGGAAGAGACCCGGGCATCTCAAACAAGCGAACGCTCCCCAGAAGCGGGCTGTTCTCAAGCTGGAAGGTCGAGGAATCAATCGCCGCTGCTCTCTCATCGAGAACCTCCAGAAGAGGATCGACGTAAAACTGGTTGTCCTCCGTGAAGTCCAGGTAGTAAATCCCGGGGGGAGAGGGGAAAGCACCTCCGTTCACCTGGATAGCCCGAGCGTCCTCCCGAACCCATTCGACAGACAACCCAGGGAAGCCAGGGACCTTGGCGAGCAGGACGTGGCTCTCCACGACCCCCAGGTAGTTGTCCGCCGCGAGCTGGACCTGATTGGCTGAGCCGTTCTTGATGATGATCCCACGCTGGGGGGCCTCCGTGAAGGCGTACTTCCCCTGAATGTTCTCCACCATCTCCCGGTACCTCGGGTGATAAGACCAGAACCTCCGAAGCTCTAGGATAAACCTGCGGTGGACGGCTTCAGTCAGGTGGAAATACATGGCTCCCCTTTACCGACCCACTCGCCCAGCCGTCGATTCGCTGAGGCCAGCATCAGGTAGCCCCCCAGGGTCAGCACCACCCCGGGGATCAAAATGCCTATCAGGATGGTCCCGCGGACCATCCCCGCTGAGGTCTCTCTGATTTTTCGCCTGAGAGGACGCATAGGGCCTCCTACCCGGCTCCCTCCATAGGGAAATCAGTGATCAGTCCGCGTATTCCTGCATCGCCTGAACCAGGAGACCATTCGCCACAGCGTTCAAGGGATCCGCCGCCATCCGAATCTCACTGATCGGAATCGGGAATCGCCGCTGCTGCTTGAATACCTGCTCAAAGAAGTCCCGGAAGCCCCCGGCGAGGCTGGTACCCCCAGACAAGACGATTGGAATCGGAGTGGGCATCTCAAACCGGCCGGCGACCGCCTTGAACTGCTGGCCCACCTGACCGATCACGTAATTGATCAGGCTCTTGTAATAGAGAGCCAGAGCCTTCTGCTCTCGCCCCTGGGGGTTCATCAGGTCCAACCCCTGCTCCTTGATCCCGCACATCCGAGACCGAGTAGTCCCCAAGGACTTCGCTGCTCCGCCGTCAATCCAGTCACCCCCTCGGGCGACGCTGAACGTGAGCCCCTCGATCGTGTTCACCGCGAGAGCCACGTTGGTCATCCCTGAGTTGTGCATAGTGATGTAGGGGGCACAGAATGACGGATCTCCGTCAATGGTCAAGTCATGGACTGGACCCTCATAAGACACCGCCGTAACTTCCCGAATCTTGGTGCATCGGAACCCCCCGTCCTTCCAGACTCGTGGGGCACGGCGTTCTCCCTTGTAGTCATGGATAATGTTGTAGAGGTACTGACCGTCAATTCCAGTAACGTGGACAGCCCACTCCGACTTGCAGTTCTCTGGGGAGATCTCCCGCCCGTCCTTGAAGGTAGACCCTCTTGGATCCCTACGAGTCACGGTACTCGTCAACCCCATTCTACCCAACAGAAGATGGCAGGCTATGATGAGGGACGGGCTGGTGTTGCTCAAGTGAAGAGACTTGTGCTCGCCGTGATGTGACCACCCATCTCCACGGATAAGGCCAACCAGGATGCCCTCTACGACACCAGGGCGAAGGTCTTCGATGTTGAGCGGGAAACTCTTGGAGCCCTCTTCCGTATAGCAATGCTTCCTAAGCCACCGGCAGAGGCTCTTGTGACTCATCTGACACCGCAGAGCATTCCCGTGCTGAGAAACGCTCACCGACCGGTTCAGGACACCATCCGCGATGCCAGCCAAGTCGTCTACGAATTCCTGCTCATCCGGCCCGAAGTCGAACCAAATCGTGTTCCTATCCTCTGGACCCAAGTGCCCATCAGCAAGAAAGTAGCCCAGGAAACGACCCATTTTCATAGACCAGTCTACGTTCTTGCTTCGCGTCAGACCGTTGGCCGTTTTCTCCTTCAAACCCAAAACCCGCCGTCGTCCATACCCAGAGATGACAGGCTCCCCAATAATATCGCCCTTCTGCAAATCTTCGGCAGCAACCCAGGACCAACCGCCGGGCTTCTGCACCCAGACCCGATGATTTCCCGTCAAAGTGACCCCATCCGGGTTGCCCTCAAACCGAATCTGGAACACCAAGCCCTCATGCTCTCGTGTCCAGGTTTTCGCCACCCGGCTATACACCCCAGCTCGTGTTAGAACCTCCTCACCTTCTTTCACAGAAGAAATGGGGACAAGACCCCGCCGAGTGATGATGGGGACCTCGGGAGTCAGGCACCCGAAACTGAAGCTCAACCCGCTGAACAGCTCGGGAGCACACTCCGAGTAGACGATCGCCATCGCCTCATTGCTCGCGATGGCGTCATAGCCACACTCCGAGACGATCTGCTCAAAGACCCCCTGGTGATAGATGATATCCCGGTCAGGGGCATCCCTCGGCGGCGCCGGGACCGAAAAGCAGCACACCTCATTGACCTCCGAGGGCTCGCCAAGGAGGCTCTTGATCATGATCCCCAGCACCTCCAGGGCGTCGATCTCTCCCGTGGAGATGAGCCCCTGGTCCAGAGGTCGCCGGGCCTCCTGACCGAAGACATTGGCGAGATTGAGAGCGGCGTCCCCGAGGATCAACAGCTCCTCCTCTCTCTCAACGAAGTCCGCCCCGGTCAGCTTGAGCATCTTCTTGGCGGAGAGGTCCAAGGCCAGGAAGGCATCCCTCATCCGCTTGTGCTGAACCGCATCCCCCACCCGCTGAGCGGCGATCAGATTCATCGTACCGATATCGAGCCCGCGCCCGAAAGCCGCCGTCTTTTCTGGGTTCTTTGGCATCAGCCCGAGGCTCCTGTTCGGATCTACTTTGGTTGTTATGGAGGACGCTCCCCAGCAACCGCAATTCCCTATACCCGCGTTTCATCGGGACGTGCCCGTAGAGGAGGGCTGGGTAATCCTTCAGCTCAAGGAAGAGACAATCCGAACCCACCGAGACCACCCGGACAAAGCCAGTGAGCTGTTGACAGAGACCACCAACATCAGCGTGGTCCAGGTAAACACCCAGGGGATTCCCCACATCAAATTTTACCGGGACCCGGAATTCTTCGGCGGGGTCTACACTTACTCCCACATCCCGGCTTCGGCTGTGAGCCGGCTGAAAGCCAGCCCCGCGAGAGTCGCCTATCGTTACCTGACGACCCGTTAGCTCTTCTTCCTCCGCGACTTCTTCCGACCACCACTCAGCATCTTGAGGGCTGCCGCTGCGGCATCGATGCCCCCCGAGGAGCTGCTCTCGGTTGTCGTCGTCGCCAGCTTCGACGGAGAATCCTTCGTCGTGAGATCCTCAGGGATGAAGACAGGCTCCTCCAGCGTCATCAGGTCTTCCACAGCGGTCTCTCCCTCCCGAGAAGGGGAGGACACCGGCTCCGACCGAGTAGCGGCTTCTGGGGCGACTGGAGCCGCTACAGGGACAGTCTTAGCCAGGGCTCCTCGGACAATCTCTTCCAGAGCTTCTTGAGTCAGACCGCCCTCCTGGGAAGGATCCAGAGCCTTCTGTAGCTCCGCCGCGATCATCGATGACTGAGCCTTCGCGACTCGCTGAGCGGCTTCCTCAGCCGCCCTCACAACCATCGCTTGTGCAGCCTTCGTAGCGGCTTCTGTCGCTGCTCGGGTAGCCGCCGCCGTCGCCGCTTGGGTGACCTGAACCTCATCCACAGAAGATCTCTCCTGTACTGGAGGCGTCGCGACATTCCGATGCCGCCTGACCTTGGGTCGGAGGAACGGGGGGGCTGGCTTATCTTTGCTCACACGGCACCTCTGCTGCCATCGTACCGAGAGGGCACCCGCTCGGGTTGCTAGCTGTAGCTCAGAAGAACCCCGAGCCCTCGACTCAGATACCCAGGTAACCTGACCCTGTACCAGCCGAAGCCCCAGGTCTTTCAGAGAATACTCCTGGCAGATGCACTCAATCCTCGCCTCAATCATCGGGTCGGGTCTCCTGACTTAAGCTGATTGAGCACTTCCCGGACGACGATCTCAGCCATCGCTTCCCGGCCCCGGGCGACACCCCGCTCCATAAAGCGGTGACGAGCCCAGCCCGGGTGAACCCAGGCGTTGCTCCTCTGCTTCGGTGCAGAACGGATAATCACGGTCCCGTCTTCCTGAGTCGTCTGCACCTTACCAATATCCTGCGCGAGTCGAGCTATTGGAGACTGACCCGGGCGACCCGGGGCCTCCTCAGCAAAGGGCCATGTAGACGTAATCTCCAGCGTGTCCCGACCGACAATCCGGTACCCGAAGCTGTCCAAAAACCGTGGACTTCGCGGGAGTCCCTGAGCGACCCCATGGATCCCCAGCCCGGCCTGACGAGCGATCTCCTTCGCAGCCTCTCCCCTCACGGAAGAGACCAGGACTCGCCCCAGACGATGAAGCGTCCGCTTATCCAAGGTCATCCCCTGACCCAATCGACTCCACGGTTTCCCTCGGGCTCCAGCCATACTCCTCAGTCTAATAGAGGAGTTACTGACCCCAGGACTTCCACCTCCGAGAAACCCAGGCACACCCCTCCCCCATCGCATAGATAGCCGGGAGATCAGCCTGATCTACCTCCCTATAGTCTTCCTCGTCGTATCCGGGAGCCTCCTCCAGCCACCTCTCCGTCCCGTAGAAGGTGAGCGTCTCCAAGGGCCCCGGGAAGACCGAAGAACCCGTCCAAGGAGTCTCTTCCATCCGATCACGGAAGCTACCCAGGTCATCCCAGGACTTCTTCCACAGGCTGTCGAAGAAGTCCACTACCTCCAGGGCTTCGATCGATGCTTGAGACGCCCTCGTATAGGCGTCGTCATACTGCTCCTGGGTGAGGATCTCCCGCCTCCTCAACGCCGCGAGAGCGGCGAGGTGCGGGGAGTCAGCCCGAGCCTCCAGCTCCATGACGAGGAGGAGCCGGAAAGACTCCAGGACTTCCATCGGATCCGTGAATCCCTGGACATGGTAAAACACGGGGCCTTCGCAGATACGCTGTGACTCAGCGTATCCCCAGCAAAAACGGAACTTGTAGAAGCGTCGCATAGTCTCTTATACGACGCTGCGGGGCTTCATAGGCCCCTACAAGAGAGAACCGTCTTCGGGTGAGAACGTGCTCTCTTTCGGTGATCTCTTGAGGAAGCCCACCCCGACCAGAAACTCACGGATCGGATCGCTCTCAGAGAGAGACACCACCGTCTCAGGGCTGTGGTCCACCTGCGGAGGGAGAACGACGTGGTAGAGGCACTCTATAGCGGAGCCCAGGTTGAGGGCAGCGTGGTTCACCCACGCCCAAAGGTGATCACGTCGCCGTAATGATCTGCTCATCGGGTTCGTCCTCGGATGTCATCTCCATACCATCTACGACCAACCCGGTCTTGAACCCCTCCTGATAAAGCAAAATCCCGGGCCGGGGATTCGGAGAACCCTCGTCGCAGACCACATTGGCGATCGTCGGATCCGTCATCCCCATCGCTTTCGCGAGCGTCCCGATCGTGTGAACCGCAATAGCCGGATGCCGCTGAGTCCCCAGATCCTCAACCGCTTCGTTGGTCTCCGTGTTCACAATGTAGAGCCGATATAGCTTTTCAGTCATAGGGCAGGAGCCTCACCACTGATCACCTCCTGCCTTATAGGACGAGAGATAGGGACAAAACCACGACCCACCAGCCCTCCTGGAACCACACCCCTCCCCGGAACTCCCGGAAAACCCCTCGTTACTTCAATAGGTTATGTTCTCCCACACTGGAGTCCGCCCTCTTTGCTCCCGCTCATCGGGGATATTGGATTTCTCAGTGGTCATCGGGGACGCCTGATAATCTGATCCCACCGGGTACGGGTCCTCGGTGTTGGACTGGTTCTTCGCTACCGTAGGTCGGGTCTCAGGGTCATCCAGGGCGTTGATCCGGTCGGGCGTCACGAGATAGCGGACGTCCCCGTGAGCTAGCGAGCCCACGCTGAAATGCTGCTGGAGGACGTTCCCCCGATTGGTCGGCAGGGTGATCGCTCCGATGGAGTACCTCTCCCCGGTCTGCTTGACGATAAAATCTCGCTGAGAGACCGCAGGAGTCGGGCCGGTCCAGGTCTGGTAGCTGTGCCTGAATCTCCGGCCCCGATCCGTTTGCTCGACCTGCTGCTCCCCGTCATCGGGGGCCAGAATGATATCAAAGGGCCCGTTGTATCCTGCGAGGAACCCTGTCCCGAAGCAATCCTCGCAGTTATTCCGAGGCTGGCGAGCATACTCCCGAGTCTGCTCATCGAGCTGACAGCCGCAGGGGATCCCCACCGTCCGGTGGATGTAGAGCTTGACCCGCTCTCCCCCCTGCTCCAAGATCCAGTTGTTCCGGCGAATCGCTTCCCGCCAGATGTAATCCAGGGCTTCCACCGCGGCGACAGAAACCGGAGGGCTGTAGCCCAACGGGGTCTCTACCAACCCGGACGGGGTCGTCAAACCATCCGGGGCGATGGCAACCGTGGTGAGCCGGTAAAACCGCTTCCGGTAGCTCCCCAGGTTGCCCTGGACCTTGTTCCGACCCCACCAGTAGGACACCGTCACCGTAGAGGTAGCCGTGGGGAGAGTCGGATAGACCATGACCTCCCGGGCGGGATCATACACCCGAGTGTTAATCAAGGTCACTTCGCCCGTAGGACCGAAGACCGACTCCACGGGGATGGCGACCCCGTCTATCTTCAGCACCACGTCCACAGGCGAGTCAGCAGGGACGCCGATTCCCTGCTGCTTGACCATCGGAGACTGCTTGACCCGAAAAGCCCACCGCTGGCTGTTGTTGGAGTCTCCCTTGGAAACCCATGAGCTATCCCAATGAATGACCTCGTCTACAACAAAGGTGTTGTTCGTCGTGTCGCGATATCGGAGGGCCCCTAGCGGAAAGGTGTTCAGACGCACATAAGGACCCCGCTCCCCATCATCCGATCGGTAGATGTTGACCCCAAGGATATTCCAAGAGGTGTTGGACTTACCCCCCTGGGTACCGTCGCCAATGGCGTAGATCGAGGGGTCATCCCACCGGAGGTCGAGGACTCCCTTGATCATCGGGCTGGTCACCTGGACGTTCTGAGGCGGCCAGGGGAATTCCCCGTCTCCTGGTTCCCATCCTGCCGGCACCTACCCTCCTTGTTCAGGCTCCAGGCTGGTCCCGGACCTGCCCGTTCGGACCTACAACCCACGCCTGACCCTCAGGGATCTGGAGCCGCTTCGCGGCGGCGTTCAGCACCGCCTGAGCCCTGGCTTCAGTCTCACTCAGGAGACCGATGAGGCGGCTCTTCTTCACCTCAACCTGACCGATCTGGAAGGTGTAGTCGTGAGCCGCCCGCCGCAGAGCGTTGAGCTGAGCCATCTCCTCCTGAGTCAACTGCCCCAGGGCAGGGGTCTCAGGAGAGTTCGTCGTGTTCTCGGACATGAACATTTTCCTTGTTGTGGGTTGGAGCACCCTACCCAACCGGGAACCCGACAAGTATCAACACCCGCAGCGTATAGGAGAGCTAGCGGAGAACCCATGACCAAATCTCAGACCTCGTTCGCGATCGAATATGCCCGCCAGCTCCTCGTCAGGTGGGCAGATCAGACACTCCGGGACGTCCCGCTGACAGTCCACGGTGAGGAAGAAATCTATCTCGCCATTGCCCGAGACAAAAAGTGGGTTGGGAAGCGGGAACCCGCCCGAGTAACAGCCTCCGGCTTCACGGCAGCCGCAGGCTTCCTGAAGAGGTAGAAACTTCCTAGGGCCCTACTCGTATAGGAGCACATGGAAACACCCCGTCCTCTGAATCCCGAGCCCCTGCGACTCGAATGCCCTTTTCCGAAGTGTGAGGGCATCCTGGTGTTCACCGCGTACCAAATCCGGGAGGAACTAGACCTGTCCCGGGTGCCAGAGAGAGTTCAGAGCAACTAAGAATCCGAAACCGGAAGCGGAACCGACCACCCCACTGGCTCCGTGGAAGATGTTCCTGCTCAGGTGGCTGGTGATCACACCAGCCACGGTGCTCTTCGCCCTGGACCAGAAAGTCTGGAGCGTCACCAACAAACTGAGCCAGTGGCTTCAGAAGGCGTTCGCGGTCTCAAAGTGGTGGCTCGCACTGATCACCCTCACAGCGGGAGCCTTCCTCCAGGTGGAACCAAGCAAAGGGTGGAGTTGGCTCTTCCCGATCTGCTATGGGCACATGATCTGGCAGATATACCGAAAGGCGAAGAAGCACTCAAACCACGAGGGGGACGTGATTGACATAGAGAGCCACGCCCTCGTGAAGACCTCCAGGTGGATGAGGATCCCCCTCCTTGTCAGTTACCTTATCGTCCTGCCCTTCTTGATTGAGCACTTCGTGAGTGACCCCTACTTGGGTCACCTCTTGGAGCACTACGACTTCACCCTCGGCTTCCCCCTGCTTATCTTAGGGATGTACTTCATCGACGCCACCTACATCCCTCCGGGCGGACGGAGACTGTTGGATTTCACCCAGCAGCTCGCCCAAGCAGGAAACTCAGGGTGAAGACAGGGGGCCTCCGGCCTCCGCCCAGATCTCCTCAATGCTCCAGAAGCACTGAGGAGCCGGGTTCTCGCTGCCCTCTGGGTTGAGGCGAATAGCTTCTTCAGCTCGCCGCTCGGCTTCCAGCCGCACAGGAATCTGAGAGCAGGTCGCTCCGGGCTTCATGTACTCGATAAGCCCGGGGAGCGGCCACCCCTCAGGAACGTCCGGGTGCCCCTCCGCTACCGCATCCTGATCGCGGTAACGACAGGCCACCGCCTGAAACTCCCGAGCAGCTTTCGCCATCTCCTCCCGAGCAGCAGCCGCAGCGGTCTGAGCCGCCTCAGCCATGTCCTGATACTTCTTGGCGTCCGCGTCATCAGCGGGATCAGCCACCGCCGGCACACAACCAGAAAGAAAACTCGCCAGGATGAGGATGGACTTCACTGCGGCAGCCTCCCCTTGATGAAATCAACGTTGTCCCGCATCGAGGAGATATCCCTCTGCATCAGGGCAACATCCGTCTGGATTTGAGCGAGGTCTTTGACCTTGGACTCCCGCAGGTCTCGGACCTCTGCTTCCAGAGTCGCGATCCGCTCAGGGGCATCCCAGGTCCGGACCACCCAGGCACTCATCGCCAGGACCAACGCCGTCGCGAGGGTCCCCGCTGAGCCCATCATCCACCGAGGGACAGCTACTTGAGCTGTCTTCCCGACCAGGACTTTCTCGGTGGCATCCACCTTGTCACCAGCCATTTGAGACCTCCTGAGATCACTAAACCCCCGTGTATAGGCGGTATACCAGACCTCGACTGTCGCGTTCTGGCGTAATTTTGCGTCGAGGGGTTGACAGCCACAAGGGCAGAAAGTAGGTTCACCCCATCATGGACAACTTCTTCGCCACCTCCCTGCTCAGCTCTTCAAGCCTTTCTGGCTTGTGGCTCAGCTATGCTCTGCTTTCGTGCAGGGCCGGAGGCGGCATCGGGTAAACACTCTCACGAGTCAAGCCCCACCAGAAGCCCCTCCGGCCCCCGAGCCAGAGGGGCTTCTGGCGTTTTAGCCCTCTTTGAAATTACGAATACTATGGACAGCACTCTCGGCTCCACCAGCCGAGAGCCCCCGTCGCCTGTGGGCGGGGCTGTGGCTCCGTGGCGGAATTAGGAAGACGCGCCGGGTTTAGGTCCCGGTGCCCGCTAGGGCGTGTGGGTTCGATTCCCACCGGAGTCACCATCTGGGGAAGCTGAGCATTGGCTGGCTTCAATACCTGCCGACCCTCTATAGGGATGACAACGACTCCAACCTTCCCCGCATCTGGAGATAATCTGGCTGGATCAAGAGCCTGCCTTGAAAGCAGGTAGCCCCTGAAAAAAAAAGGGTTGGGGGTTCGAGTCCCTCTATCTCCGCTCTTTGGCTCCGTGATGGAATTTGGCAGACATGCTCGACTCAAAATCGAGTGCCCATCAGGGCGTTGTGGGTTCGACTCCCACCGGAGCTACCATCGAGAGGACACCCTACTCTGCATAGGGGCACCGGTTGTACACCGGAGAGGACACGCGGAAACGAGTCCCCCTTCGGGGGGAGGTCCGAGCAGACGGATCAGAACCCGATAACGCCCTCGGAGTGAAAATCTCCAGCCTCTCTTTTCTCGCCTCCGTGGTGGAATTTTTGGTAGTCACGCAAGTCTGAGGGGCTTGTGCTCTTATGAGCGTGCGGGTTCGATCCCCGCCGGAGGTACTCAGCAAGTTTCTGGTCGCTCCTCGTATAGTGAGACGTAGGAGCAACCGGAATGAACATCACTCTCAACCCGTGGGCAGCCGCAGCGTTCTTTGGACTCCTGGCGGGATCGGTAAGCACCGCTTTCCTCTTCCACAGTTGTGGAACGAACCCCGACTGTCCCGAGTCAACCATTTTCCAGCAGGAGACTCTCCTGTTGCCGGTCCCGCCGCAGTTGTGGAATCTGAAGGGCCGCGGACTCGTGCTCGTGTGGGAGGTAGACGAGAAGAATCGAGAGATCACCTACCACCTCAAGAACAACGAGGGGAACTGGCAGGGGCAGCACAGCGTCACCACTGACCTGGACAGGTTCATGGCATACGCCAAGCTGGCCCCGTACAAGACCGCCGTCTCGACAGCCTACAAGGAAGCAGAGCCGCTGATCGGGCAGCTCTGGAACCTGGACGGCTATGGACAGGTTCAGGTGAAGGATGTGATTCACCCGGAAGAAGGGGAATCCCTCGTCAGGTATTCGCTGGGGCGGCTTCACAGCGCGACTCAGCCGCTTGACCTCTTCATGAAGCACGCCGATGTGGCGTCAGGTCAGAAGTTCAGGGAGAGCGAGTGCCCCGGAGAGGGGGAGGAATAGAAAAGGCCGGGTGGTGGAATTTTAGGTAGTCACGCTAGCCTCAGAAGCTAGTGCCCTGTATGGGCGTGCGGGTTCGACTCCCGCCCCGGTCACTTGGGGAGATAGAGCGTAATCGGTAGCGTCCCGGGCTGTAAACTCGGTGCCTTAGGGCCTTGGGGGTTCAAGTCCCTCTCTCCCCACTCCAAACGTCTGATAGATTCCAACCAGGGGCTCTTAGATTTCAAGCCCCTGGTTGGAAGATCAGGCTCGAAAACGTCTATTAGGAGGAGCCATCCGAAGGTTGGCGTCGGTCCTCGCTTGGAAAGCGAGTGGTCCCGTAAAGGGGCGTGTGGGTTCGATCCCCACCTCCTCCGCTTTTGCGTCGGTAGCTCAGTTGGGAGAGCACCTGATTCCAAATCAGGCGGTCCTGGGTTCGATTCCTAGTCGGCGTGCCATCCCGGAAGGTAGGCTTAGAAGCAGCCAGGGAGGTCTTGAGCACCCTCCCATTCCTATAATGAGTGGTCGGATTCGGATCAGGTGAGTCGGACCGTGGACTCGCGGGAATCTTGCAAGATCCGCTCTACCTCCGACCTTTGGCGTAACAGCACACCGGGGATTTCTTGGAAGCGTACTCAAGTCTGGTGAAGAGGCTCGGTTGCTACCCGGGTAGGAGGAGTAAAAACCTCGCGTGGGTTCAAATCCCACCGCTTCCGCTCAAAAAGCTACGGAGAGGCAAGCAGATTGGCGACTGCACCTGAGTCGAAATCAGACGAGCCTTAGGGCCTTGAGGGTTCAACTCCCTCTCTCTCCGCCATTTCATCTGGGGAGTCTGGGCATTGGTGAGCCCAACCTGACAGTAACTCAGGTTTCCTTCGGGAAATTACTCCTGCCCCGCGTCTCCCTCCTCTCGGGGAGGACACCTGCGAAGGCACACAAGCATTGGTGGTTCGACTCCATCACTCCCCGCTAATTTTCCTCTGCGCTCGCGTATAAGGAATGAGACCTCCGTATTTCCGCGGCTGCTGGAACACCACGGAACCATAGAGGTCAACATGCCAAAGAGAGATCGAGCTTGGCGTCGGGCCCAGAGGGCTCGGATCATCCAGGCCCGTAAGCACCGCGCTTATACCTACCCCGAGCAGCCCCTCATGGAGCTGTGGCAGCTCCATGACCCTGAAGGTCGGCCCCTCCCCGTCTTTCACCGCAAGCGGGATCATGGAGCGTCTAAGGAGGACACCCCTGTCGTTCTCTATCACCGGAGAACCTGCCGGGAGTATGGAGGGCATCTCCAGTGGGTCTACGACTCGGGCTCTTACACCCAGGTCTGGACCGTCCCCACCGAAGACTGCCGTTGCCAGAACATCACCCCTCGTTGGGGGTGCCGTGCCTGGAGCGACCCCTCTCCGGTCATCCAGGCTGGAATGACCTGGAAATTCCTGAAGACTTACCGCCCCTGTCCGAAGACCTTCCACACGGGGATCTTGGACAAGTGCCACGGAGAGGAACCAGGACACGGCTGGGATCGACCCAAGGGCTCTGACAAGCGATGGAAGAACATCACCGGAAGGAGCAGGAAGGTCTACCGAGCTGCGAAACTCGGTTTTGTCTTTCGAGGGAGAGATCCCGACTTCTGATACCCGGGGGCTGAGCCAGCCCCCACCCGCCCCTATAGCCCAACAGGAAGAGGCAGGCTCTTAAACAGCCTTCATGTCCGGGTTCGAGTCCCGGTAGGGGTTCTCAGCGACCGTGGCGGAAATAGGAAGACGCGCTAGGTTGAGGGCCTAGTCTCCGCTCAGGAGGTAGGGGTTCGAGTCCCCTCGGTCGCACCATCATGGGGAAGCTGGGCATTCGCTGGCTTCAATACCTGCCCACCCTCTATAGGGATGGCAACTATAGGGATGGCAACAAAGCGATACCTCGCTCCCGACCTCCCTCCCTTCGGGGAGGCACCCGACGAGCATACAAGCATTTGCAGGTTCGAGTCCTGCCTTCCCCACCATCCAAAACAGCCCCGGCTCCCGGAGATTTCCCTACCCCCACTCGTATAAGAGTGTGGAGGTAAGCGATGGCAGCCCCACACCCCGAAGCCAACATCGTTCGGACCTGGAAGAACGAGAAAGGTGATATCATCGCTTGGATCGAGGCTGGAGTCTTGCTCTCCGAAGGCACCGAAGACCGTCTCCCTCAGTACAAGATGACTGAGAGCGCGTTCCCTGTCAGCTACCCGTTCTCCGCCTGGGTGATCTGCGACCCGGATCTGGAGCCGATCGAGGGTCCTCGATACCGGTTCAGTTTGGACCGGAAGACCATCGAGGAGCTGGAGCGGTATGTCCGGAGCGTCCTCCCCTATCGAAATGTCCACGCGATGACGCTCATAGAACGGAGGATCGCTAAGCGGTATGCGTGGCGGCTCCAAGGGGCGATCAAGACTCGCGTCCGGGCTCGTCTCCAAGCGAGGAACCGTTACTACAGCGAGAACCCTGGACAGCGACCCGCCTCCGGGCTCGCCTACCTCCTCTTGATGGACGACGACCTGAAAAACGGGTTCATCCTGGACCTCATCTGGTCGCACCACTCATGGCCCCACGCCGCCGATCGGATTCAATGGTACCTGGAAGACCGCGAAAAGCTGGCGAATACGAAGTCGCCTCCGGATTACCAGATCAAGAGGTTGGCTCGGGATAAGGCGAAAGCAGAGGCCGCCGTGGCTCACTACCGAGCCCTCAAGACTCCGGGAGTACCCCCCTGTTTGTCGAAAGAAGCGGACAGGTGGATTCCAGAAGGGGTTGACATGGACACCCTGGTCCTGTGACCTGCGAAGAGTTCCAGGGGCTCCTGTCCTCCTTCAGCTTCGGGTGGCCCCTGAAGACCTGGGAGCCTTCCCTCAAGGTGATCCGGGTTCGGGATCACGACTTCCTATTCTCAATCGCCTGGGTTGCTCCGGATAGAGAAACCGGGGAGCCGAGGCACATAGAGATGCTCCAGAGTCTCCCGCTCGGGGTTCTGAGCTTGGAGCGAGACCTCGCTCTGAACCTGATCCGGAGACTACTGGACAACTGGCTCCTACACGAAATTCATGAAGCCATTCTAGTTGACGGAGTGCGGCTATGGGATCCGCACAAGAGCCGCCTCTAGTTATACGGGTTGTCCACGTAGATTGCAGCCCAGCAGATCAGCTTGTCCTCAAGGGGCTCTCGGAGGTCCCGGAGAGATAAGGTCAAAGAGTGACTCTTCCCAAGCCTCGTCTCCGCCTCCAAATGGAGGTAGTCGAGGAAAGCAGAGATATCTACCCCCAGGCAATAGTCCGAGTAGGTGGAGATCTCAGGGAGCATCTCCACCATAGCCGAGACCACCGGCAAAACGGCTCCGGAGTCCGCCAATGCGGAACGAACCAGCTCGCGGGAATAGTCGGGATCAGGATGACGGTCCAAGAAAGCGGTATACTCTGGGTAAAGCATCAGGCACTCCTGCCCACATAGACGAACGCCCCGACAAAAACGGACACCCCCAGGGGAAATTTTGGAAGCCCTCGCCGGTCTCGGGATCAGTTACCTCCTCTCCCACCTCTTCATTTTCGGGTGGAAGCTGAAGACCCTGCTTGATGCCCCTTCCGAAAAGGACCGCAACATTGGGGTTTTGTTGTGCTCAGTGCCGGTCTTCGGGCTCCTGGTTCTCCTGACCCTCCCCAAACAACCGAACCCTGAGCCGTAAGAGAGATCAACATCACGGAGGCAGCTTGGATCTTTCCACTTTCCCGTTTCCTTTCCTTGGAATCGCCGCAGGGGCGTTCCTCCTCGGTGCCTACCTGATCTCTCGACAACGAGAAATTCGTCGCCGGGAGATCAGCCGGATGGAAGACAGCGACACGGCTTCCTCAAAGAAAGGGAAGGTCATTTCCTTCCCCGCTGAGGAGCAAGCCATGAGGCGGAGGGATCGGATGATCCACGAGGAGAAGAAGTGCCCCTGCTGCGGGGCCTTTGAATCCATGCTGGCGGGTCCCCGTGGAGGCGTTTGTCAGAACATCATGTGCTCGGAGTGCAAGGCCCGGTTCAACGTGACTCCTGTCGGGGTCGAGCTGCTATCGAACCAGCCAAGGGCTAACCTGATTCTCTGACGCTCTGGGGGGAGCACATGACCGAACCCACGCACTTGGTTCTCGTCTCAGAACAGAACCAGGAACGCACCTACGGAGTGTTCCTGCTGAACTACCGGGATGCCTTCCGGATGACCATGTACCGAGAGGAATTCGACTCCAGGGAGACCGCTGAGATCTGGGCGGAGAAGATGCACCCAGGGGTTCAATTTGAACCCGTCCGATACCGCTTAGACGCCGAAAACCTTGGTGATATCGCCTGCGACAACGGCTGGGAAGCCGTCCTGGTGGAGTGCCACCAGACTGGAAGAATCGTCTCTCTCGCACATCTCGTGTAAGTTCTCGCAGGCGGGTCGTATAGACCACCATGCGAGCAAACCTCCCCCACGCAGTCGGACGACTGACCCTGGACCCCCCTGGGGTCGGGAGCACGAAGTGGTGGGCGATCATCCAGACCGGAGAGGGTCTCTACCTCCTCTATAAGGAGTGGCTTCAGCGACACCCGAGCGTGTGGGAGAGAAACAGCCCTGGAGGTTGGGTTCGGGTTCGGGATTCTACTCGACGGACCACCACCGAAGAGGCGAAGCCTCGCCTCGCATGGTCACCCCTGGAGCTGCGTCCATCCCGGTGGGGGGCCCATGTCTCCGTGATTCTCGGAGAGAAGCCCCGGAAGAACCTCCTGATCTGGAATCTCCGGGCTCAGATCACCCGGATGGAGGGAGACACCCGATCTCCCCGATGGAAGTTGGATAAAGCCTATCGGGATTGGGATCTCGCGACGCGAGGATTGCAGGTTCCCCGGCCCTTGGAGGGGGTCCCCTTCCGATTCCGGTACGACCCCCGGACACTCAACAGGTCCAGAAAAGGGCGGTGGTGCCTCCACGCATTCTCAGATCAGGTCTCCCGGATCCGACGATTTTTCGGCCTCAACCCAGACATTCCCCGTCACGCAGCCCCGCTCCACCTGACGGTGGGTAAGGAAGATGCGAGAGGGGGGATGAAAATTCGGGAATTTCCCGTTCACTGTCCGCCAGGACACCCCTGATACGTCTCTCCAGGCGTACCAGACTCTAACTCTCCCCCTTCGGGGGGACCTAAGGAGGGGTCAATGACCCAGAACCAGCAGCAGATCGAAAACCTGGGCCCGGCCGAGAAGGTCATTCAGGCCCTCATCAACCCGACCGACCACCTCCACCACGGTCGTCCCGGGATCGTCGTCCAGGACCGCCGGAAGAACATTGGCGTCCGCTGGGCTCCGGTCACCCACAAGGTCGAGGAGGACCAGAAGGTCTGCTACCGCCTGGACAAGGTGGGCAAGAAGACCAACAAGGTCCGGCTCGGGATCATCGGGGACGACAACAAGGTCCGCGACGGGGGCCGGATCGTTGGCGAGTACCGCAAGCCGGGGATCTTCCCCGAGGTCGCGGCGTGGATGTACACCCAGGTGGCCGATGTGTGGAAGCTGGACCAGGAGTTCGTCGCCCGGTGGGCGAGCTGGGCTCTGGACCAGGACTACCGCGACATGAAGGTCATCCTGGCGGCCTTCCTGCTGGCTCAGGCCGAGCGGGTCGGAGAGGTCATCCGGGACGGTGAGGACACCTTCCGGGATGAGGACTTCCGGGCTGTGGGGGAGGCGATGATCCTCCTCCGGCGGAAGGGCAAGAAGGACATGGACCCCAAGATGGTCGCTCGGGTGGGAGACGTTCTCCGCCTCCCCGAGATCGCGGGGATCAACCGGAGCCTGGGCTTCGGCCGCTCTGCGAAGCACCCCCACCTCGGACGCTACCCGAAGGCGATCACCCACTGGATCAGGTTCCGGGAGCGGAACCCCAAGGTTCTCGCCGGGCTGGTCCGGGCCGGGATGAAGCGTCGGGTCGTCTCCCTGGCGGCTTCCGTCCGCTACAAGGCGGAGTCCCCGACCTTCTACCAGACCCTTGGCTGGAAGCAGAAGCAGGCGAAGGACGGTCGCCGGAACATCGCGATCGGTGAGGTCGAGTCCCTCGCCGTGGACTGGAGCAGCCTGTCCGAGGCGGAGGTCTGCCAGAAGATCGTGGAGGAGCGTCCCTCCTTCAAGGTCATCGTCTCCCGGATCGGCCACCTCGGCGGCTGGACCCGGGCGGTCATGGCGGCTTCGATCGAGGCCGGGGCTGTCTCCAACAAGGATCTCATCATCCTCTCTGAGACCCTGGAGGATCTCGGGCTGCTGGACGTCCCGGCGATCAAGGCCCGGTGGCAGGCGGCTCTCAAGGCCGCGGACGACATGCGGGCGGCGAACATCGCCGCTCGGATGAAGCGGGCTGAGCTGGCTCAGGAGATGGAGAACGCCGCTGACGAGGTCGCTCAGGTGAAGGTGGAGGAAGCCATGCGCGGGCTCGTCTTCGGCTGGCTGATCGATCGCTCGTCCTCCCAGCAGGACGCGATCGAGGGGAGCAAGAACTTCCTGAAGAAGCTGGTCCCCTGCTTCCCCAAGGAAGCCCTCACGATGGCGACGTTCAACAACAACGGCTTCCCGCTCCGGATCCGGACCTGGACTCGGGCTGGGGTCGCTCAGGCGTTCCGGGGCATCAAGGCCGGGGGAGGCACCTCGCACGGGGCTGGGTTCCAGTCCCTCATCCGGCAGGGGCTCCGGGTCCCGGATGACCAGGACTTCGTCCTCTGGGTCTTCGGGGATCAGGCCGACCAGCACACGGGCCTCGTCAACGCGATTCAGCGGAGCGGGATCAGCCCCGTCGCGATCGTGTGGCACCAGACCCGGAGCTTCGGAGACTTCGTCGAGGATGGAGCGGTCACCCGGACCGCCCGCGCACTCGGGATTCCCGTGGTCCGGACGGACGCCCTGGAGGAGGCCCTCAAGACGGAAGACCCCTACACCTTCCTGAGGACCCTCCGCCACCTGATCGCCGCGACCCCCGCGGCAGCAGGACGGGTCGCCGCAGCACCCCGCCGGGCTCGGGTCACCCTGGTCGAGCAGATCCTCAAGACGGATATCGTCCAGAAGCCCGCCTGGGCCGCCTAACCCTTTGAGGGTGTGGGTACGCCATCCTGACCGTTGCGGGACTGTCGGGATCAAGTGCCCATACCCTCATCGCGGGGATTTTCTAAGGGCGACTCGTATAGGAAGCTATGTCCTGGCAAGACCTACTCTCAACCCCGACTACTGTCACCGTCCCCTGGATTGGTGGTCGGGCTCTATCGGCCGGGGGCAGGCGGTACCGCATTCGGGGTCGCCTGCCCCGAGAGCACGGGTGGCACACCTTTGAAGTCGGCGGGGGAAAAAACGCCCGCTGGACGGAAGAAGGTGACCCTGATTGGGATTACGACAAGAGACCCGCTTACCTCGGCTACCTCGTAGGCAACCGGGTCATTCTGGATGGGGCTCAGGTATCCCCCGACCCGGAGAGAATCGCGGAGCAAACCCGCGAGCTACACCTGATCCCCCCTGGGCTCGCTCGGTTCACCCGAGTCCGTGTCTGTGAGGACGAATCAGGAAACCTCATCTTCGTCCGACAGGAGTTCCCCCGTGGTCCGGAACCGATGGTCTCCGCGGCCTTTCTGGACAAGGAAGAGGGGGTGACGCATATCCGGGACGTGACGCCAGCCCTGGACCTCGCCTTCAGGTTTGAGTCCTGGGCCCGGGAAGAGGTCGAACGACTCCGTCAAGAGGCGGAGGAGCGTCGTCAGGCCGAGGAGGCCGCGAGGCTCGCAGAGCTGGAGCGACAGGAGAGAGAGCGAGTCCTCGCTGAAGAACGAGAGCGACTCCGTCAGATGGTCGGGACCGCCGACGGACGACGGGCTCTCGCTCAGGTGGACTTCGGTGCTGCCGCAACCGCAGCACTCCGAGTCACCGACTCCGAACTGCTCGACTGGAGAGACTCCGGCCGGGCGGGAGAGGCAGTCGTCCAATTCCGATTCAGGAATCGGCGGTGGGAAGTCCTGGTAGACAAGGCATCCCTCCGAATCATCGACTCAGGAATCTGCCTGACGGACCACGCAACCGGTGTCAACTACGACCAGCACTTCACCCTGGAAACCATCCCTACGGTGTTCGCTGAAGCGATGGACACCGGACGGCTAGTCGTCTACCGCCGGGTGGATGACCACGACTACGACGACTGGTGAGGTATGTACGGAGACAAGGAAGCAAGCGTTGTGATCAGCTTCACCGGGGAGCCCCTGCTCTGGTGGCTCCCTGAAGGTCGAAGCGTCGGATATATCCCTCCCGTCCTCGTGGCTGGGGGAGTGGATGTGCTCATGCAGTACATCTTGGACAACCACGACCGGGTGTGGGGCGTCGCCCACACCCACCCCGGGAGTGGGATCACCGGCCCGTCCTCGATCGATATCGACACCTTCGCAGCCGTAGAGCGAGCCATCAGCAAGCCTTACCCAGCAAAAATCACCAGATTGCCGTGGTGGATTGCAACTTTCGACGATCTGGTCGTATGTCAGTGGGAAGGTCCCGGTCCTCGGGACTACGGCTGTCGGCCGATGAGCCCTCGTTGGCAGTCGCGACACCTGAACTGGCTCGGGCCTCTCCGAGCTTACACGGAAAACGATCACCCAGAGCCCGAGGAGGGCTGACCGATGAACGATCTCGTCCAGAACACCGCTGACTTCAACATCTTCGACACCCACGCGGTCGTCGAGCTGACCGCCTACCGCCAGCAGCACGGGACATGCCCCACGCCCATGCCCCTCACCATGACGGACGCTGAGATCCTCACCGCTCTCACAGAGATGGTGCAGGCGGGGGATCTCGCCGGCATCGCGGCGGACCCGACCGCCGACCTGGAGGGCTACAACGTGGACCGGTTCCCGGCGAGCGGGGAGCAGCCGAACCGGATCCTGGTCCGGCCCGAGGCGAAGTTCGGCTGATGCCTCTGTGCCCCCTCTGCCGCGACCCACACGCTGATCCCCCAGCGGCAGAAGGGGACTCCGGGTGTCCCCGGATCTTCTAAAAGACCTTCTACCTGAGCCGTAAAATGAGCAAGCCCCTCATCGTCGTCGTCGGAGTCGGGAACCAGGGTTCTCACTTTGTCCTGTTCGCTCGGAACTTCGACGCCAGGATCAAGGTGATCGACCACGACAGGGTCGAGGCGAAGAACGTCGCCTCCCAGGCCCACACGGTGATGGGCCAGGGTCAGCTCAAGGCGAGAGCCCTCACCCAAATGATGCAGGGGCTCTTCCGGCTCCGGATTCAGGCTGCTCCCCGTAAGGTCGAGGCCCACAACATCGACCCGCTCCTGGAGGGAGCGGACCTCGTCGTGGACTGCCTGGACAACTGGACCGCTCGCAGCCTCATCACCAACTACACGCGGGATCACGAGATCCCCTGCGTCCACGTCGGCGTGGACCAGAACGGCTCCTACGGGCACGTCCGGTGGGATGAGAACTTCAAGATCGAAGGGGCTGACGGAGCGGAGCAGGAGGCCACCTGCGAGGATGGGGAGACCCTCCCCTTCAACGTCGGCGTCACCTCCGAGCTGGCTCAGGCTGTCCAGATCTGGCTCACCAGTGGGCGTCGTCGCGAGGCGACTGTGACCGTCGCTGGGGTCTCCCGCCGGTTCATTTAAAAAAGATCGATTTAGGTGGGTAAACTTCCCTCCCTGGTCGTATAGATAGACAGGTCGGCAAGCTGACCACCGCTTCTTTCACAACTCAACGATTTGGTCGGGCCCCCGAGAAGGCTCACAAGCATAACGGGTTCGATTCCCGTCGAAGGCGCCAAAACAGCCTTTGCGGCCCTAAGGTAGGGCATCTGACTCATACTCAGACGCAAAACACCCAGCCCCTCACCTCGCCCGACCACTACTTTCCCCGCCTCCTTGGGCACGCTCACAAGCAACCACGCTATTAGCTCAGACGGTTAGAGCACTAGGTTAACACCCTGGAAGTCGTAGGTTCGATTCCTACATTGCGTACCAAGCAAAAGCCAACCAGCGTCCCTACTCAGGCGGGGACCCCCTCCGAGCCCCGAAGCTCCCCGGCGCCCCATAGCCCCCAAACCCCCGCCGGGTTGAGCCTCGGGGCTCTTTTTTGTCTAAAAAAGTCCCCTATTTTTGTCCGGGGTGGGGGACTTTTCCTATAAGGCTCGTAATAGATTACGAGCCTTATAGGAAATCTAATGCCCACGCCTACCGAAAGCATCCAAGCCCAGATCATGACCATTACCCCCACTCAAGCGGCGGCATGGTTGAGCAAGATGGGGGTCAACCGTAAGCCGAACCTCAACGCGATCAAACGCTATGCCGCGGACATGAAGGCAGGTCGCTGGATCCTCAACGGAGAGAGCATCCAGATCAGCTCTGACGGTGGAGCCATCAACGGACAGCACCGGTTGAGGGCTTGCCTCCTTGCCGGAACCCCGTTTCGGTCAGTGGTCGTATCTGGGCTGAAGTTGACCACCCAGGAGTCTATGGATGATGGGGTCAAGCGGACATTCGCTCAGATTCTCCAGATGAGGGGGTACCGTAACGCCGCCCCACTCGCCTCCGGCCTGGGGATTCTCTGGAGGATCCATCAGGGAAGGAACAAGATCACCAACAGGACCGAAAAGGGGACGAGGCGGCAACTCATGGCCGTTCTGGATGATTGGCCCGAGCTGCCTGACCTGATCTCTGCGTTGAAAGGAGAACGTCTCCTGAGCGGGGTGGGCAAGTTCGCTGTCGTCTATGCCATCTGTCGTCGCATAGACGAAGCTGCCGCCGACGCTTTCTTCAGCCGACTCAAGACAGGGATCGGGATCCAATCATCAGACGATCCCGTGTGGGTTCTTCGCCGCTGGTTGTCCAACAACCGGGCGAAGCAGGAGAAGGAGAAAACGTACACCCAAGACTGGATGTTCCTTGCCGTCGTGATCAAGGCATGGAACGCCACTCACAAGAACAAGGTGATTCGACAACTCCGATACACCCCGGCGGATCATGGGGCGAACTTCCCCAGGATCCAAGGCTGGAAGTCCTGGAATCAGATCGAATCTGAAGAGTTCTACGTCTAGCCAGGGCTAGGTGTCGATCAGCTTCGGGCTCTTCGCAAAGGCTTTCGCCCACCGAAGGGTGGTGATGTTGTGGACATGGCGGTTGGTCTTGAGAAACACCAAGGTGTCGTTGCCCGGACCCTCCCGCCGGATCATGTGCCCCTGATCGGACCTGTGGTAGACCAAGTCATCAGACTGCCACGTTGAAGGCTTGGACTGGCCCGCTGCACTCGGGGCAGCAGGGGTTCCCACCAGCATCCGTACCAGCCTCAGCCCCCACGTCCAGGGTCTCGTTCCAAGCACAGCGGTCTCCACTGTCCCGGACCTGGGTGATGTGCTTACAGGAGCCTCGGAACTTGAAGCCCCGACAGGTGCAAGACCAGTCATACTGATAGGGGCCGTTCCAAGTACGACCATAGCTCACACTGTAAGTGGAACCCTTTGATCCCACCGTGGTCGTGGACCACTCGGTGTTAGTGGAGCAGGTCCAGGTGGCGTGTGTGGTGTAGTCCATCAGGTTCTCCTTCTATGTTTGAATACGAATCAGAGAAGGGAACTTACCTCTTAACCCACGATAAAGCGTTGATTTCACTTGTCTTTCTGGGCAAGCGTCACTTGTCTCCCTGGACAAGAGGGCTCAGAAGTACCTGTGATCCGCTGCTTCATAGAGGGACACAGCCGCGTCCAACTCCTGAACCCTCCTACTCAGTGTGTGCGGTACCAGAAGTCCGCGTTGGCCCGCTCGGGCGATCCAGCGGGGGCATAGTCATCAGGATCAAGGCCACGATGCCTCGCGGAAGCCTCCACAGCCGCCTCAGCGGCGAGAGCAGCCTCCAGACGGCAGGAGTACCCAGCACGCCGGGCAGCGGCATCCAGACGCTCCTGAGCGATGATCTCAGCGACCGCTTCAGCGGCATCCGTCCAGGTCCGAGGGCCGGACGGGGCAGCCTGACCGCTAGCCTCCGTGAGGGCTACACAAGCCACCTTGAAAGCCGCGGGGGGGAGACCCGACTCCCGCCCGAATGAGGCATACGCCTCCCGGCAGTTGTCCAGGTAAGCCGCCTCCGTACCGAAGCCCGGGTACTCCTCTTCAGGATGAGGCTGACCGCGAAAGTGGACCGGGCACTTGTGGTAGGTATCCCAATCCGAGTGCAGCCAACCCCAACCCCGACAGGGGCAACGGCTCGGGTTCCGGGCCGCCCAGGCGATCGATGTAGACGCGATCATCGGACGCCGGGAGGCGAAACGACTTCAGGAAACACTGGCTCGCCAGGAAGCACAAGAGCGGGAAGAGCTGGAGCGTCTCCGCCGCAAATATGAGTGAAAGTCTCTCCGGTCAAGTCGTATACCAGACCAACAGGAGAGACTCATGGCTTGCCCCCGATGCAACACCTGGAACACGGACAACCGAACCTGCATCCAGGTCCGGTGCCTCGCCTGCAACGAAGAGCAGTGCCACTCACGGGGCACCGCTCGGGGCTCCTGCTCCGTCTGTCACGCGGGGATGCTCCCCGGGTGGTCGGGGAGTAACAACCCGGATCGCGAGGGTCAGTACCCCCGCTCCATGATTCGGACAGATATCCGCTGCACCTACAGCAAGTGCGACGAGATGGCTGTCTACAACAACCTCCCAGGACGGAGGTCCGTCGCCTGTCAGACACACGGCGACAAGGTCATCGCACGGCGGGAAGCCGCCGCCGTGAAGCGGGAGGAAGCTGTGAAGCGGCGGGCTCGTCGCGGCTGGTAGACCCTCAGCCTGAGAGCCCTACCCGACTCACTCGTCCTTCTTCTCGTCCTTCTTCCCGCTGTCCTTCTTCCCGCTGTCCTGCTTCTTCTCGCAGTTCTCACGGAGAGCAGGGGGGAGCTTCTCACATCCGGCGAGGATGGGGAGCAGCTTGGGGCGAAGGCCCGCGTCGGAGTGGGCGAGCCTGATGAGACGACGACGAAGCTCGTCCTCGGAGGCGAAGCGGTCAACCTGATGGATCTGACCGCTCTCCTGCTTGCCACGCAGCTCGGAGAACTCCTGCTGGGTGAACTCGCCGTTCATGTAGCCCTCGTCGGGCTGCTTGTGCAGCGGGCCGCTCTTCTTCTCAGCGATCTGCTGGGGGTTCCAGTTGGCCTCGATGTTCTTGCGAACCATCGCGGTCAGCTTCTCCCGATGCTGGGGCATCTTGTTCGCCAGCCGGAGGAGACCCACCGAGAGAGCCCGATCCTCAGGGGACAGCATCTTGATCCCAGCCTTCAAGTCAAAGGCTGCCTGCTTGGGTGCAGGAGCAGTAGCCTCCTCCTGAGGAGGCACGGACTCCTCGGCCAGAAGAGGGAGAATCTCCGAACGGAAGTTCGGGTTCTCGTGAGCGAGCCGGATGAGACGGCGACGGAGAGCGGCATCTGACATGATTCAAGCCTCAAGGCTACAGGGTCTACACCCCCCGTGTCGTATAGAAAAGACACCGAAACCCACCGCTTGTTCAGATTCTTAGGAAATCCACAGGCTTAGGCGGAAACTGATCCGAGGAATTCGATTTACCCCCAAAAAAGAGGGGAACTTTCTCTGCTGAGTCGTATTACCCTATGAACGGAAACGACAGACTCCAACTCAGGAGAGACACCATGACCGCGACCGTCGCCTTCTTCACCAAGAACCCGGCCTCCCGCCGCATGGTCGAGGGGGTCAGGACCCCCGCCCGCACCGCTACCTACGAGCCCGTCTCCTACGCGCAGTTCCTCGGCCTCATGGAGGACCGCCTCTCCGGTGCCGGCTTCTCGGTCACCTCCCAGCGGTACGGTCTCTCCGCCGAGGGTCAGCAGCTCTTCGGGGCCTGGACCCTGGACGTGGGCAACAACGAGGGCGGTCTGGTGTGCGGCTTCCGGGCCAGCCACAACAAGACGCTCCCCCTCGGGATCATCATCGGCATGAGCATCTTCGTCTGCGACAACCTCTGCTTCTCCGGGTCGCACGATCAGGTGGTGCGGAAGCACACCCTGAACGTCATCGTGGACCTGGAGCGGAAGATCGACCTCGCCATCGGGAACGCCCGCCCGGCCTTCGCCCGGACGGCAACGCAAATGAGAGGCATGAAGGGCGTCCCGATGGACGACAGGGCCTTCTACCGCCTCCTGGGCGACCTGCTCCGCACCGGAGCGATCAACCGCAACCTGATGGGTCTCGCCATCAAGATGTGGAAGAACCCCCCGCACGTCGAGTTCCAGGGCCGCAACCTGTACTGCGCCTACAACGCCATCAACGAGGCGTACAAGCGGTCTCAGGCCCGCGACATGACCCACCGGCACGTCGGCCTCCACCGCGAGGCTCTCGCCTGGGCCGCCGAGCACGGCGTCATCCTGACCGGCGGAAACCCCCCCGTCGGCTCCGCCTGAACCCCCAAGAGGCGGGAGGTTATAACACCTCCCGCCCCG